AGCAAGGACCCCACGGATCATGGATGTGGAGAGATTCTAGTTCCTGAGGATTTCAAGGGTGACTCCCAGGAAGCTAAAGATGCGATAGAAAAAGAGGAACAAGATATCAACAAGCGTGTGGCAGAAGCCGCCATGCTTGAGAGACAGATAGGTAGTGGAAAGGGAGGTATGATTGATAGGATTTTCAAATCAACTGGCAAAACTGCATCGTCAGAACACATCCGATATTTTCTGAAGAAGCATTTCTCTTACGTTCGTAGTTACAAGCGTCCAAATAAACGGTTCTTGCACAGAAAAATATATTTACCAAGCAAGATCAAAACTCCGCACACACTCTATACTTGTATAGACTCGTCGGCGTCGATGGGCATAAACGAATTTGAAAAATGTCGAAAGAATCTAGTGAGATGGGCCAAGGAACTAGGCTTAAGTAAGATTCGGGTAGCCTATGTGGACAGCGTGATACACATAAATAGAGAAACGGGCGATCCTTGGTATGACATAGATCTAAAAAACGGAGGCGGAGCAGATGCCATGGAGTTGGATGTTTACGGGGGAGGAGGAACATCGTTCGATCCAATATTTAATTACTTAGCGAAAAACAATGAGGATGTCGGTGGCCTCGTATACTTTACCGATGGTTGCGGTACTGTCTGTGACAGAAGCCCCAACTTCCCAGTGCTATGGATTACGACATATAAAACACCGAGCGTTGATAACTATGGAAGCAAGAAAAAGCTGTTTGGTAAGGTAGTCCACATCTAATTGAGGGAGTCGATCATGGTGGATAACACCTACAATGGATGGACAAATTGGGAAACTTGGCTAGTAAATTTATGGATAGACAACGATCAAAACCTTTATAAATACTACGGAGAGATGGCCCATACAGAGGTTGTAAAAGATAAAAAAGCAGACACCGAGCATGCCACATACAAACTATCCACGGCTCTTCACAAACAATTCGATGAGCAGATGCCAGCGATCAGGGGCTTATATCTGGATCTGTTAAACGGGGCGATTAGTGAAGTTAATTGGCATGAGATTGCTCGACATTTGATAGAGCGAGCAGAGGAAGAGGAAAACTATGCCCAACAGGCTAACTAAATGACGTCTATTATCACGGCTTTCATCGTTGGTGCTTTGGTCGGCAACCTTTTCGGGATGTTCCTGATGGGTCTGCTCGTGGCTTCCCGTGATAGGATGGATAATGAGAACCAATGAAGCGAGGCGCATGAGAGATAAGGCGTTAAGAAATGCGCGGAAGCAGGGTCATAACGTAGCCCTTATCTCCAAGTCGGGAGCCATAGAACTGTACGGATGCCTCAATAACTGCGATGCCATTATGGATATCTGGGACTCACCCTCCATGGTAAACGGCTCAATGCCCGAGGTGAAATGTCGTGACAGTAGACAATCGCCATCTTCTTGGGTGGCAATCGCCACCTGGGCCAGGAGAGCATTAAAATATTTTTATTCCTGGACAGCTAAACTTCGCTAATATAAAAAATATAAAAAAGACGGAAATCTGCCATCAACCGGGAGAATAAAAATGCCTGACCACCCGAACAAAGAAGTAGTTGATAAGCTGATGGAAAAAATCAAGAGATATGCGGCACTTGCCAAACATCAATGGCCTATAGAATCGAAAGAAACCGAAAAAGATATTGAGAATAGTCTCTACGTAGCTATAGACACAGCGTTTGATAGGGGGCACGACCAGGGAAGTGTCACGTACTGATAGCGTAGATAAAAAAACCGCCGCCAGCGAATTCTGGGAAACACGCTGACGGCAGTTGATCTGATCCAACTCACCACGAGAGAGGAGGCTCCGTAGTATGGCAGAGAATCTATTCCCAAAATCGTTTCTAGTCAACCAGCTACATACACAGACGGATCCGGAGAAGAACAGCATGGCCGACACGCTCACCGTCACCCAGAAGACTAACTACGGGCAGACCGTCTATTACCCGGCCTGCGATCTAGCCCAACTGTTCGCCAACATTGCCAACACCACCACGCTGACCAGCCGCGCACTCCGGCAGATCGAAGGTCACGGCTTCAAGGTCAAGATCGAAATCCCTACAGCTCCTATCTGGAGATAGCATGAGGAAAGGGATATCCTCAATTCGCTCAATGCTCGAAGATCTCGTGTCTAAGAATAATTTTAGGGTAGTGCTGGCTGCGTCGTAATATACTATCCCTCAAAATCCCAATCGTAATCATCAAACGCAGGGCTGAAATCATGCCAACGTCCAGTAACGGTATCGAAATGCAGGGGACAGACGCCATGTTTTCCTATCCAAGACCACCGGATTTTCCATATATGACATTCAGGAGGCTCTTCGTCACGCTGATGACGCCATGCGGTAATACCGATGTCGGCCTTTGCAAACCATGCCGCACTACCAGCCACATCATGGCCCGTAACAACCACCTTCTTATCTCCCCTCCTGTCTGGAGGCAGCTTCGTCGGGTGGGCTACGAAAAATACATGACACTCATGATCACGAGCGAATTGCTGTACGGAAGTTAGCATTTCCGAAATGGCATCCGTTTCACGATGACCATGTGCGAGCCTTATATGGTTGTAGGGATCTATCACCAAGACCCTACAACCCATTCTCATTACTGCCGCAGAAGCAACAGAGAGGATACCGTCGATATCGTTGGGGCCATCACGACGGGAGTCCATGAACATGAAGTTTTCTTTAATCCATTCGGCAGCGAAGTCACGTTCTTCGGCACTCATACGAGTGGACGGACCATCAAAAAACGGACGATCTATAATCTTTTGTGCCAATTGAGCCATATGTAACTCAGGTGGCTTTTCAAAAGAGCAATAAACTGTTTTCCAATTATATGATTTGGCGAGGTTGATACAGATCTGATCAACCAGATCCGACTTTCCACTACTAGGAAAGCCCGTAACTACCGTGAGCATCCCTGGAGGGAGTTGTATGTATTTATCTAACGAAGCAAAGCCAGTGGAAGCCCCCTTCATCTGGCCATTCTCATACAAATCTACAAACGAATCGACAAATGCTTCTGCACCATGTAGACCAATGGTTGGGAGCCGCTCACAATATTCCAACTGTTGCTCAAGGTATGCTGAACCCTCGGCACCTATAGCTTCTGAGGCGTCCTTGTGATCACCGAGATCTATCGTCCAAACTTTTGTACTACCTATTCTACGAATGATCTCTTCTTGGAGAGCTTTCCCAGGCTCGTCCGAATCGGTATTCAAAATAATTCTTGGAGCAGAATCCAATTGTCGTTTCGCATGCCAGATATATCGAAACTTATTGTCATCTTTGGGATCAATCTTTCCATCCCGAACCTTGGCTGGTGCGCCGTTGGGGATGGAGAGAACGGTCAGATTCTCTGGAAGATCGGTACTCATCCAAGCAAGCGCATCAAGCTCGCCTTCGCAAATTAAAACATCATTGCCATCAACATAAGAATTTAGATTAAAAAAATCTTCACATATGTTTTCTTGACTGAAGCATTTTTTCTCGTCAGCGGATCTCCACTTCACGGCATTAACAACACTGCCACTCATGTAAGGAAAACCAACTGCCGGAACGACCTTGCCATTGAAACGATAGGTGCCAAGTATCGCATGGCTTTCAATAATCTCGTCGGCTATATGTCTGGATCTCAGGTAGTCTAGTGCCGTGCTGTTGCTGGATCCACGATCAATTTCGAGGGGGAAATTTTCCCCCCCAGATGGAGGTGATGCCATGAGTAAATCGAAATCAAGATCATCATTATGGTCCCAACCACCCTCTGTTCCACAATGATGACACCTGTATTTAACCCCTGTGGTATCTATCCTAATAGATAGAGGGCGATCATTTCGATTCTTACTAGATCTGTCATCCTGACATTCTGGACATTGTTTCTTGTGTTGCCCACTACTAAGCCCAGATACTACATCGCGAATTTGTTTAGCTATCTGCATTGGGTACCCTCCCTCTCCTCTATAGTGTTTAATAATGTATTTCTAACTAAGTCTTTGTTATCTAGACTACTAATAACAATTACTGAGTGTGGTTGTTCTTTATCTAATCCATGTTCGACATACTTGGATTTTATACTTCTATCATTCTTGAATACTCTACCTTGTAAAAGATCTAGTATTAAAGATTCATCTAGATCAGGTCTCTTGGTTCTATAATAAATCTTCATAGCTATACTTAAGTCTTCTTCGAAAATCTTTTTTCTAATTGGGCACTGTAAGTCAAAATTCTTAGAATACAAAAGAGCTTTTTTTGACTTGATGAATCTAGATTTTCCATCAATGAGGACGAAACGACGGGAGTTGGCCTTAGAGGCTGGTTCACCAAGTATATTAATTATACATGGATCGTCGTCAATACTCTTGCGTTTCTCTCGGCGGTTGATTATCATTCCCCTCAACGTTGGACACCTCGGACGATAACACCTGGAGATGAAACGTGCAAGAAGAGTCCAAACGATACAGAGTTTACGAGGGGGTGGGCGTGCCACCTCCCGTAAATCCTGGGCCACGCCGAAAGTGGGGCGACCTACCGCTTGAGAGCGTGGCAGTAGGGGATCTCATCGAAATGCCAATGACCAAGGAGGGAGTAGATGGATTGATAAGTTCAATCAGAAGTTACGTCTACCGGGTGTCTCGTAGAACAAACAAGAAATTCACTGTTCGTAGAACTGATTACGGAATTGGAATATGGAGGGTGAAGTGAATGATTTTGACATTCGTAGCGATAGGCTGATGCCCAGCAAGATGAGCTTAGGAGCCCTTGATTATCCCTTTGATGATCTAGCTGTTGGGCAGTCTTTTATTGTCGATGCGGGAGCAGATGGAGATGATGATGGACGTAGAACGATAGAAAATCGGCTACGATCCGCAGCCTTTCGTTACGGCAAGAAACTCAATAAAAGATTTTCTTGTCGCTTCATTAGTGGCGATAGAAAAATCGGTGTCTGGAGAACAGAGTGAATCTAACAAATGAGTACGGAGCGCCAGATGTTTTTATCAAAGCCATTGAAGCTGATCCCTATGACATGGGAGACGCTGACTTCAGCGTGACAGGGCTACTGCAGCCTCCGCAAATCACTCGTTTATGGAAGGAGAATGAAGATCTCCTTAGCTCTGACGTTCGTGATGAGGTGTGGAAACTTCTGGGATCCGGCGTCCATGCCGTACTGGAAGGTCACGGTGACGGTGCCGTGGAACAGAGATTGTTCTCTGAATATGAGGGCGTAAAAATCTCCGGTGCCGTGGACTTGGTGAAAAATGGGCACGTTACTGACTACAAGGTTACGTCTGTTTATACCACAACCAGATCCCTTAAGCCTGACTGGGAATCGCAACTCAATTTGTATGCGTGGCTTTTAGGAAAAAATGGAACCGAAGTAAATCGTTTAACCATCGTTGCAGTATGTCGGGATTGGATGAAGAGCAGGGCTGGTAAAAATAATTATCCAAACAGCCCGATTGTTTCGATTCCGGTTCCACTTTGGTCGCCGGAAAGACAAGAGAGGTTTGTGTCCCAACGGGTAGCCGTTCACACAAAGGAGGAAACCACTCCCTGTACAGATGAAGAGCGTTGGATGAACGATGCTGGAACAAAGTTCGCCAGATGTGAAGGTTGGTGTCCCGTGAGTGAGTATTGCCCACAATGGAGAGGAGATAGAAAGAATGCCCGTTAGTTCAACATGCCGAATGCCCGTGTACTCAATGGATGGTTACAAGGAGTCTATTGTAACTGCGGACAGCTTAATAATAGCAGAAGCAATTACGGGGGGAGCCGAAATCAAGGGTATAGCAGAAGCAATTACTGAGGGATTTAAGCTTGTGGCAGAAGCAATTCTCACGGAACGAGAGGAGGGGGCAAAGAATGGCAGCAACGAATAAAGACCCGACAGCTAAAGAGATCTGGGACACGCTGTCCAGTATCAACGTCAACGAACACACGGAGGATCGTGGGGGACTAACGTATCTTTCGTGGGCCTGGGCCTGGGGAATGATGATGGAGCATTACCCAGATCTCAGTATCAAGTGGCATGGTCAGGTAGATGAGGGTGGCACCATGCGCGACATACAAGTTTACCCAGGTGGCAGTTCAATGGTGAACTGCTCAATCACGATAGGGAATGTGACGAGGGAAATGTGGTTACCCGTCATGGATTATCGTCACAAAGCTATCGCAAATGCCGACAGCAGAAGCATATCAGATGCTCGAATGCGTTGCCTCACGAAATGCTTCGCTCTCTTCGGCTTGGGACACTACATCTATGCTGGAGAAGATCTTCCGCAAGATGCCACGTCTTCCAAGGCGGCTCCAAAAAAGACGCCGAAACCCAAGGCGACCAAGAAAGCACCGGAGTATAAATCTCCAAAGAAATCACCCAAGAAGGCCGTGGAGGAGGCCAAAGAAGATCGACCGTCGCTTACCTATGATGAGGTGTCAATAGACGAGTCGATCACAAAGCTCAAGGAAACGGTAACCGATCTACACAAGCGAGGGTGGACACCTGCCGATGATGCTGCCAAGAAGCAGATCACAGATGCGATTAAGAACCGTGACGGCGAAGCCTTGGTCAAGCTGAGGGAGGAAATTCTAGCTCTCGGAGAAAGTGCGCTCAAACTTCATGATGCAGAGGAGGAGAAAGACAATGCCTGATTACGCCGACGAACCGAAACTCGACTTTGCAGTTTTCACAAACAAGTATGCTAAGACTGATCGCCATCCTTCAGAGGTGGGCAAGATAGAGTTTACCAGAGAATTTCTGAAAGCGATGGTGGATAGAGCCAAGACAGGTACGATGCCTGTTTTAAGGGCTGCTATGTGGAACCGTACAAGCAAAGCTGGCTTGGACTATCGTTTCTTTAGGTTAGAACTGGAACGTGAAAAGACCATGCCCACAGAAGAGCCGACGAATAGTGGCACTACTAAGGACAAGGAAACCAATGAAGGTCTCCCCTGGTAGGAAGCAATTTCTACTTAGGCTTCCGCACAGCTTGTTTGAACACACCAAGGCGTATGCTGATAGAGAAAATCTCAGCATCACACGGTATATAAACAGAGCAATAGAAGCGTATGTAGAAGCTACAGATGAAGTAAATGAAGAAGATGGCAATTCATCTCGCGCAGGATGGTGGATGAATTGAGTAGTGGATCTGGGGGGTACGGCTGCGCTAGGATCGTAGCTTGTGCTTAAACGACCATGTGAAAACTCAGTAGGCATCCGAAGTGCCCAACCTACTGAGGGTGCCCCCAGAATTCTTTAACGAGAAAGGAGAAAAGATGGATATTTCTGACAATCCAGATTGGCTTACTCAAGCTGAAAGCTGTTCAAAACAATTGTCCATGTTTGATGCGTCTCATCAAGAACCGGGATCTAAAATAGATCTTACAAATGAGCAAGATGAATTCTTCCAGGATCTTCTAGATACCAAAGAATATTTTTCTGATCTGAATCGCCTGAGAAGAATGTCCAACGAGCCAATCTCTAAGTGCCACCGTTGTGGTGCCAACAGCAAGGTGTACGCCTACAAGATTGGATCGTATGCACGGGTGCTGATTTGGATGGCATTCCACGGCAAGAACGGGGAGTACGTTCATATACCTACTTCGGGAGCCATCAACGGTGGTGGCGACTACGCGAAACTTCGGTACTGGAGACTGATTGAAAAGAGCCCGAAGAATCCGGATCCAAAGAAAAGATCATCCGGCTTATGGAGACTGACAACTACGGGTAGGGACTTTGCACTTAATAAGACTACCGTTAATAGCATTTGCTATTACAGCCATCCGCCTGGGGAAATACTGGGATTTGAACCAGACCAAGTAAGTATTGTGGATGCTCTTGGTAAGTATTTCGATTACGAAAATCTTATGTCTGGTTATGAATGGGAGGTGGCCCTCCTGTGAGTACGATTATCGCAACCAAGTATAGCGGGCCATGCCTCAAGTGTGGCGAGAAGATTAAGGCTGGCAGTCTTGTAAACTGGGATCGCGGTCATGGCATCTGGCACTTGGATGAAGACGATAACAAGAGATTGGGATCCTCTATGATTGATTCTAGATCGTTCAAATTCCAGATGGAAAATAGTCGCTGTACCAATACCGATCAGAGAGAGGAGAAGATTATGGGTTCCAGTAATAATGATGATACGATAAACCTTAACGACCTGATAAAAGCTCTCCAGGGAATGACTGAAAAAGAGACTGAAGTTAAGGTCGCCAAGCCACCAAAGAAAGAAAAAAAACAATCACCAATTCGTATAGGTGGTCCAACCAAATACTGGGAGAAGAAGCTCACTAATAAGCAGGTGTCGTTTTGTGAGCTTATGGCACTGGGATCCAGCAGCGCCGATGCTTACAGCAATTCTTATGATATTACAGACACTGCGTTTTCTGGCAACGCTGCCCGCAGACTTCTAAAACAGAAAAAGATAAGAGATAAGATTGCGGAATTTAGAAATGATTTAGCAGGCGAAGATGTTAAAGGTAAAACAAATGATTTTGAAGAAGCCATTAGGTCGGAGGGTGGGAAAGGTGGTTGGGCATTCCGCCTTACGAAGTATCAAGAAGGATTCTGTCAAGCTATGGCAAGTGGTTCCACCCGCATAGATGCATTCAACAATTCCGGCTTTGTTACCACTAACTGGACAGATGGGAGAATACGAAAAGAAGCATCCAGGTTAATGACGCTTCCGAAAATAAAACTTCGGATTGCGGATCTTATGTCTGGCAATGCCCCTGATATTGAAACTGTCATAGCTGGAGAAAATAGCCACAGAACATCACGATCTCCAAACAAATTACCTGACGCCAAGAGTCGGACGGCACAGTTAGTGAAAGAGAAGGTTGCTAGAGAGAGTAAGAGGGGCATGGAGGTTGAAGTTCCTTCTCAACAATCCGTGATCTCAGAAAAGCAATCTGTTGTCAACGATGAATTTGTTAATAATTTCGTAGAACTCATCAAGGCCCATGGTAGACTTTTTCACCTTGCGGTAGTAACCCGTGGACAGAAAGAGGTTGGGATATCTGGAGCCGATCCCGAGAAAGTAGAAGAAGCGGTTAATAGATCAATCGAAGTCTTGAGAGAAACCCTTAATGAAAAACTTTCATAAGGAGGAGGAAGATGGGGGGAGAGGTTGAGGTTACCATGGACAGCGAGGGGCGGTCTTCTTCACGCTCTTACGAAACGATGAAGGAAAGGAATCAGAGTGTTTTGATGTTCAAGGATGAGGACTTGGCTGTCTTATGGGAGGAAAGCACCCTGAAGGGGCTCCATAAAAACCTTGAGGAAGTTATCGAACATGATAAGACGTTAGTGTGGCCGGAAATCTACGGCTTTCTGTTGGCTGACATAGCTATGAGCCTAAGAAAGGTGACCGACCTATTCGACACGCTATAATGAGAAAGGGCAGCCTTTGGGGGATGGTAGTGTTATTGGGTGCGTGCCTGACAATCAGTGTGAGGTATGGTATCCACTATGGATGGTTAGCTGGACACACCCACTGGCTGAGTGAACGGAAACAAACACATCTAAAAAATTAATTCAGTAGAATTACGGCTCCGGCACCGACCAGGATATAGGGAATACTCCCACCTAATCTTCTAAAGATGCTGGGATTAGCCGCTCTCTGCCAAGCGTCAGACTCTTGGTTGAGGGCGGCTATCTCATTTCTGAGAGATGCGTTTAGGTTCTGCTCTTGGGTCCACAGAGAATCCGACACCTCCACCCGTCGCCATAACAAAAGATTATCTGCCTCAAGCGTTTCGATCTGAACCTCATACGCTTGGACCTGGGTTTCGTGATCCGCTTGTATCCTATCAATAATTTCTCCCAAACCACTGTCAGGCTGAACAGCATTGATGCTATCCCTGAGCATCCCCAAATCCGTGGCGAAGCTTATGGAGGCGCGGGAGGCCCTTGCAACAGCCTCTTCTCGTACCTCAGCGATAGAATCATGGGCTTGATCCAAGCTATCGCGTAGGATCTCATAGCCTTCGGCGGCCTCTTCCATCTGGCGCTCAAGTTCTATGCGTTCTTCCTCTAGTATCCGTACTCGTTCTTCTGCTACCAGGGCATCAGCCCTAGCATTATTGAAGCCCCTGAGACCAAAAATCAGTATGAGAAGAACACCTCCCAGTACAACAATCTCTTTCGGTTTCAAGTTCAAGCTCATTTTACTGGTTCGATTATTGATTCTATGTCCAAGGTCTTTTCAAAATGCAGTAGAATCCTTTCGGCATCTTTTTGAATCGCATCTGCAGATGAAAACTTATTATTCAATGCATGACGCTGGGCACGCAGGAGAAGCTGGCCGTACATCTTGAGTTTATCAGATGGAGTCATGCCATCCAAGCGGCTATCTATCATAGAAATATTTTTCATAAGAGATATCAGGCCGCACACCTCGACGACGTTGTAAAATAATTCTTAGGCACAGGTTTTTACTGGCGATTCCTCTGGCGCAGGGGATGGCTCTCATATACTGGATGTTCCAACAACCGTTCTACTAACTCTTTCATCTCTGGACTATCAACCCTACCAATGGCCTCACTTCTACGTTCGGGATCTAATGAGTCCTGTAGTATTTCAACAGCCTTCCCAAACTGTGTAGCGAACTTCTCTGGTTTATATAGGCCCGCTATCTTGGCTTCTAGTGCCCTCAGAGCCCTCTGCCACCGTGGTGGCTCACGCCCACCCTCCTCATCCCCACCCATATAGTGCCAAGGATACATTGGGGCACTACTTTCTTCCTGCATTCTTTCCAATGATTCCGGCACAATATTTCTTAAATGCGCCAGATGGCCGAACTCATGCATACTTGTAAATCTTTCAGCAGGCGACCATTCTTCCGTCATGGGTCTTCCGCTTGGATCTATCTCAAAGCCTGTTCCTGCTTCCCTTGAACCCCTATCGCCAGCACCAACTAGAAATAAGCTTTCTGTACCATGGTGTGGAGAATAGGGCCTATCACTAGGTTGGTTTTCAGCACTAAATGGTGAGCCAGACCATCTTGATGGAGAATCATATTTCAGCGAAGATGGAGGTTGACCACGCATATACTCCTCCCACCGCGCTGAAAGAGGTAGATCATGTAAATAGCTAGTATCGGCAGGAAAAAGAAGCTCCGAAGTTGAAAGACTTGTTGATGGCCAGATGGCGAGACCGCCCGGATAAGTTTGAGAGCCAGAGATTTTTTCACCTATCCACCCTGCTGCGGTAGGATGTTCTATAGATCTATGAACTGCCACATCACCACCAACCAAGGCATTAAGGCTATCCAGCAAATTTTCCATTCTATCTTCATTGATATTGATATCTTGATAATATTTTGAAAGATCAGGATCTGGTGATTCGGGAGCGCCCCTTCGTTCTGTCATTAGCTGCCACAGCCGCCGTCTTCTTTCTTCCTGATCTGGATCAGATGAGCCACCCGTCTGATACCGGGGCAATGATCTTATGCCGTTACTCATTACTGCCCCACCGTGCAGGAGATGGGCGATTGATCATCCCACGAATATCCACATGGGTAAATGATTTGTAACGGCCTATGCCAAAAAGCTTGGCATCTGGATGACGTTCAAGCATATCCGCTACTTCAGATGGAATAGATCCCATCTTAGTGACATCAGCGGCTCCGCAGGTCATATGCATCGAATTAGCAACACCACCTATGGCTGCATTGTAGCGTGGATCTCGGTACCAACTGTTGACCAGTACACTTGATGTGCCGTTCTTCGCACGAAGCCACTCAAGAACGTCGATCAGCTTATAGGCGTTCTCTAATAACTCTAAGGGTGGTGCGGTCAGTACAACATCATCGCTTCTACGCCCAACGTCGCATATCTCCAGCGCAGAGAAGTTTCCAGATATGTTGGCATACAAATCCGCTAGACCTTTGCCGCAGATTTCTACCCACTCACCCTTCGTCATGCTCTTTGAAATCCGGGGAATTGTCCAGTAGCTTGGGACGCCTGGGACTTTTCACCGCTTGAGCTATGCCAGATGCCACGGCCCCTATCTGTGGCCCAAAGTATTGAGCGATTCTGGGGCCAGCGGTCCATCCAAGCAATCCGGTAAAAATCGTGCCCAAAAGCGCATAGGCGGCGTTCGGCACAGTTGCCCAAAGCAGGGAATCGACCACAATGATAACGGCGGTAAACACAAGAGATACGAACAGAAATGTGCGGGCAGCACTAAGGGAGCCGCGTTCATCCTTAAGTATTTCGCTAATGGTATTCATACGAATCATCCCTGCTTTATAGAAGTCATAAGAGTATCGACACCTGTCAAAATACTTTGACGACTTTCAAGAAGTCTCTGATAATACTCTCGTTTTTCGTCATCAGACATTGATCCGCGAGGTAGTTTTCCTAAAAGGTCCCTTCTTTCACGCCACTTTCTCATCTGGTTCTGAATATATCTCAACTGTCTTTGATGCCTCAATATGTTCAAGTGCTTTTCTCTATACTCAAAACCCTTTTTGCGATCTCTTTCAGTAATACTATTTAGTGTAGCGACAGTAGTATCAAGTTCTTCTATCATTTCAAAAAATTCTTGCTGACGGCCTCCGCGTGTCCTGGGATCAGTTAACAGATCACCAAGAATGGGAACGTTAACGACACCTTCGCCGCCGATCAAAGACTTGAAATCAAAATCTTTGGTGGTGCCGATCACGCTCTCTGCTTCTGCCAGATTCATATATGGATCATATGGTAGATCCGGCAACCATCCAGTACGAGCTACCCTGTCTGCGACCGTTACGACATAGCCTCCCATTGTGCCGACATACTGACGCATCATGTATTCGACCTTCATGGGAGATGTTAGAAAGTCTAGGTTTTTAACCAATGGTATGCTGTTGGCAAAATCGGCTATGCCCCGAGCAACATTACTCGTATACATATTACGTTGCTCATTGGGAGATAAAGTTTCTTCCATCCATGAATCAACTATGGCGTCCTTTCTAAACGTATCGTAATTACGCATCGCATTAACTACTGGGGAAAACAGTTGTGGTCCCCCTATGCTTAGTGAGGTGCGTAATTGTCGCCAAGTTTCTTCCCCCACATCTACTGCACCTACGTCCTTTTCTACAATCGCTTCAAGTATCTTCTCTGGAATAACCTTAAAGAGAACGCCGACCTCAAATGGTATGGGAATTTTTAGCCATGCATGATCCGACATGGGAAGCACCCAGTTATCGGCCTTAACCTCATCTCTCAAATCCTGCCATTCGTCATCATCTCGCATCAAGAAGTAAAGAACGCTGGTTGCGGCGGTTAATAGAAGGCCACGACCCAGGACCATTCCTCTACTCTTTTGCCACATGGGAAGACCTTCGTACTTATCAGCAGTTAATCCGTATCCAAAAACTCCTGGAATATCAGAAGAACCCTTTTTGCCACGGAGGCCCCGGTAAGTAACATCCATGCCCTGTAGCCTGCCATTCATAAACGGCACGGTAGCCATATACGTACTGAGCGTCGGACTCGCACCCCTACGACCATAGTTCATAATTTCTATGGCATAGTATTGTGCAAGCGACTTGTCCCCTGTCATAGCTAGTACGCGGTCATATACGGCAAGTCTGGTCGCAACTTCAGATTGTTTGGCTATACGTCCCGTCAAATTCCAAGCTGCTGCAAGAGGAGTAAATGGCTTTTTCCAATCCAGATTAGCCTTGTCAAGTTCCCTTTGCATGACTTTGCCATATTGACCGGGCTCTGCAACAAAGTCGATCCCTATTGATAGTCCCGCCTCGTCCGCCCTACGCAGTATATCTGTATCTAAAGCATTTCTAAACGCCTCAAGAACAAGCTCTGGTCCCCCGCCAGTAAGGGTCATCGCATTCCAAGAATCTCTGAAAACATTCTTTATGGCGAAGGGCGGCGTCCTTGTAACAGCATCTCTCAACAGCGAAGAGGATCCCGTAAGGGCTTTCTGCGTTAGTTCACCGAGCTTGCGTCCTCCAAATAATTCTTGCAACTGCTTTTTCGGGTTGAATCCCAGCATCATTGTGGACATAGCAAGCTGGACATCATCAAACTCATAAAAAACCGGGATGCCCTCTTCCATAACCCGTACAACACGATTATCAAGAGAGCCTGCCATGCTACTAATATTTATTTTTCTTGCATCTCCCAGAGCTACGGCATCCCTGACCGTTCGTGATACCGATGCATTCATCATAGCATCGCGAACTAATGCTTGTGTGTTTCTTATAACTCCATCTGCCAAATCTGATGATATCGGATCCATGCTACCTGTCAGGGCTTTCTCTACCAGATTGACTCCACGCTTTCTTATCTCTTCTCGTGAACCTACCGGAAAATCTTCATCTGTCGCTACGTCGCGATAAAACGGCGCATACGGCATAGACAACCACTCGTCACGCATCTCTCTGGTGATCATGCCAGTGTTATAAGACATCTTGATCATGTGATTGTCGTATGCGTTATAACGATCCCAAAACTCTACAATAAATTGGTTGCTTTCATTCGTTTCTACTTCTCTGATAATTTCGTTTAATTTATCTTCGCTAAATTTATTTTGTCGGCCTCTCTCCCGAGTTGTCCGTTCGGGATTAATGGCATCGTAGGCTTGCTCGAATCTTTCCAACTTGAGCCTAACCGCAGGGTCGAGATCTTCTCTTCTCACATCTTCAGATAACGACCTGAGACTATCACGGCGATCCTTCGTCCATAGTATTCTCTTGGCCATGCCATAAAGAAATGCAGTTTCTGTATCCTTAGAATCTATGATCGGAGCAAATATCTCATTGAGTCCCTGGATACGACCGTCACCCCCATATGTTTCTTGTAACTCATCGTCATAGACGGGTGCGTTCTCAAACCTTCCAGATCCAACCGATGTGCCGAGATAGGACAATGGTCCCCTAAGCATCAATCCTGGCAGCCAATTCAGTGCATTGTCAGAATTACGCCACATAACCAAGGCTGACGTTTCAGCATCTAATTGCGCCCTATTCTGTGCGGCCAGAAGCTTATCGGTCTGCTTTACAACCCACTGGCGACGATCTAAATAGAGATAGCGCAACTCCTCAGTTGTTTTCTCCAAGTTACTTTCCGTAGCCTCAACAGTATCTCCAGTAAGATCATCTGGATCTAACGCACCATCCTTATCAAAACTTTTTCTTGTAGCGTCCCCATCTACTGATGACATGAGGCCACTTTCTATGGCATCATGAGCAAGACTTAGCGCCCCGGAACTAGATTTGCTCTTATTATTGAACAACGTTTGATATTGAGCGGGCATCTTATAGGCATAGTCGGGATGCTTGCCACGCATCTCCATGAACGTATCCAGGGCCAGCTTATATTCCTCGGAATTTTTCTTATTCTGGTCCAAGCCTATTAGTGCTACAGATCCCGTGTGCGTATCACGCATACTCTGAACGAGCTTACGCTGATTCTCAATGGCCTCCACCGTATTGGGAATTGGTCCCGCAGACTCCCGAATAATTCCACGATTGGCAATTATTTTATCAGCAATATCATCTACTTTCGCCTGCTCACTTATCCTCATCTGATCAGATGGCGCAGCATCACGCAGGACAATGGCTGTTCTTAATTGTTCTATATCCTCAGGGTTTGCGTAACGCAGCAAGTCATTGGATCTAACTATAGAATCAACCGTATATTCTTTGTCACCCAAGAATCCAGCCCCACGGTCGCCAACCTCACCGCGTTCTATTCGTCCAAGTATCTTCATGACATCAACGATGTCAGCATCCTTGGCCGCATCAACGAACCCCTCAAGAAACCCCCGAATACCCTTGCCAATTTTGCGGGTCTTCTTTCCCTCTATATATGCATCGGGATGTCGTACCATATTTTGCAGCAGAGAAATAACAGCTTCTTTTTCAATATCTGCTTCGGCCAAGTCTACTTTCTTATCAGCAGATTCTACAACAGCACGTTCAAACCATGTTAATTTCGCATTATATGCTTCCTCATCTATCTCTTTTGGTACTATGTTATTTTCGTTTCTAACAAAATTATATAGTACCTCTAATTCTTCTTCGGTTAAATGATCTCGAATTATCAGCGCGTGCAGCCCCTCATGAAAGGCCGCATCTCTTACAACCTCTTGTGCGCTTTCCATGTTATTAGGGTCAATTGCGGCAAGATTGATAATGATTCTATTGCCGGGACGATCATATATGGCGGGAAGATCTGCGCTCATTTCCTCGCCTCGTACTGCTACATCACCTAAAAATTGAAACAAGCCATTAGCGTCATCTACATACATGCGCTGTATGTTGTCAGGAAGTCTCATCTTCTTGACAAGATCTTCCACATTTCTGTCTAGTATCTCAAATCGGGTTTCTATCGTATCGACATATCGCCTTCTGAGAGCATGAATATTATCCTGCAAAGAAGAAGGAATTGCACCAGTTTTCATTAGAGCTTGTACCAAGCTCCTGCCCCCGGCAGTTCCTAATTGAAGTATGCTCTCCGTGGGTGCCATCCTATCGGGCCTTGCAATCGTACCTTGGATGGTATCCAGAATTCCTAGATCACTAAGCTCTTGTAATGGAGCAGATGTCGATGTAAGAAGCGCAGTGTATTTTTCTATAAATTCTTTTTTATTTAATGGTTTACCTGGATTTTTTTCATTATAACGAACCAACAAATCGTCAACCTGACTAGTCCACGGAGTGTTCTTCTCCGCCAACTTACTGCGAACAAGCTCAGGATCTGATTCTATAACCCAGGATTCTTTATCCTGCACCCTTGTATCTCCAGGCTGCGTTACTCCTTCCATCGTTAGATCCAATGGTTTGTAACTCACATTGAAACGCACCCTGGATTCACTAACCGCAGTTGGCAGCCTTTCACTTTCCTTTCTTCTTTCTTCTATCTTTTGTTCTTCATATAGAGGCTCGACCTGACTCCTCATGTAGCGATCAACTTCAGTCAGGGCCATATTATTAATTTGGTTTTCATATGCACCGCGAGATTCACTCACTCCCCTTTCTTTTTTTGTTTTATTGTATACATCTTCAATAGCTTTTCTACCCGCTGCATTTATTTGTCTAGTTCCTACGCCAGCAAATCGTGATGTTTCAATTGTGGGAGTTGAAATCCTTGTCCAGTTACCTTTATCGACGGTGTACCATTGCCCCTTATTTTGATCAAAAAAGAATACCTGCTTATTGTTGTCAATGGCCATCTGCACACCCCAGCCAGTACCGCCTTCGACTGCTCCCGGCCTTTTTTTATCCCATGTACCGATGGCAAAAATTTGATCGGCATATTTTACCTGCAACCAATTTCTTCTCAATAAATCAGCGACATATCCAGTGCCACCACTAAACTCTTTACCCAACGCAGTCGCTGCTTTTCTTAAATGAACATCAGCTTCAGCAAGTAGTTCATCAGAAACCTCGGTGTTCATACTCGGAAGTGTACTTTTCCTGTGCTGGGGAGCATGAAGATGTTTAATATTATCTGATAATAATCCGTATCCTAATCCAATTTTTCCCCATAACGTATCCGATCCTTTTGCTCCCCCAGACAACATTGTTATCCCAGCTGCCACGCCTTCCCAATCAGGAGGGATACTCACGCCAGCTTCTTGCGCTGGGAATCGTTCGTGGGCTATTTCGTGAGCCAAGACGAACAACATCACTTCATCTGTATCCAAGAAATCTCTATCAATATCACTGACATGCCTTAGATATTTTTCTACATTTGCGTTTTCCGCTTTTACTGAAAAACCTTTCCCTTCTTTTGCTCGTTTAGCTAACTCCTGTACCTTACCATAGCTGATAATAATTCTATTCGGATCCTTCAGATGTCTTGCGGAGGTCACGCGACCTGCATCGTTGATCAGCCGTGGGTCATCAGCTTTTACAAACTCAACATCAACGCCCCCAGAAATTTCTGGAAAAATATTTTCTATTACTGGTGCCCACTTAGCGCCCAACCGTTGCTCTTCTGTTAACTCGGGAGAAAGCTGACTATCCGGCACGGTTCCCCATGGAAATTGTGTAACTCCATAGTTATTTAATAAGTTGTTCCAGGTATCTGTTGCAAAACCTCCCACACCTAACTCTATCTGACTTTCGTCTACCGGACGTTGGGCTTCCCATGTATCTGGAGATAGGATTACGTCAGGAGCGGCTGAGTCCGTGGGGTTGAAAACTCCAGTTTCTATTAGCCGCGCCAGTGATTCATCGAATGACTGACTATTAAATTCATCACCCAACGCCGTTTTGGTATTTGCTCTTAATGTACCAATTGATAGAGATGGATATTTTTGATCCCCCTGATCTGTTATTTCCACAACCCTGTCAGTCATAAAATCTATATGACTATCAATATTTGGATTATGATAAAAATCAGGAAGGAAAAGAGGTCTGTAATTTCCCTTCCCCAATCCCTCTAAATAGAGTTGGTCTTCAGGACTGCCACGAGATGCGTAATGTGCGGGAAGTTGTAGTAGGCGCGAGTACATCAATAACCTTTGAGCGTATGTCGCTTCTCCCCAACTCGACGCCCCGGTCATATCAAGTAGCAATTTCTCGAATGGCCTACTCTCTACTCCTGCTCCCGTGCGTTTCGCCAACGCATTACCGATTCTCCTTCCATCCCTCAGGTAAATATTTTTAGACCCGAGAAGATCTATAATATCATCATCAGAAATATATTCTGGACGCCCATCTTCTAGGGAAACCTCCCCATTTTTATCGGTAATCAATCCTACTAATTTATCTTCAAACTTCCTCACTACAGATCTTGTCTCATTTGGGATAGGGATTCCGTCCACACCTACATCATATAATTCATCTCGCACTTTCCACTGAGATATATTTCCTAGTGCCCGAATAGCGAGCGCCCCCTGAATTGTATCCTTTATATCCTTAGTGTCGTCAACAAATAGATCAGCAATTTTTATGAATTGTGACGCAGAAATATCACGGGGAAATTCAATATGACGCCTTACGTTTTCAGAAAGAAATCTAGAAGCCAGCGCATCTTTTTCGGCATCTGAAGCATCTACGTCAATCGCCGCCATCTTCTTTGTAAACTTCTGGTGTTCTATTTCGGCAGCCCTGCTCATCGTCTGGCCGTTGGACTCACTCTGATTTACAACATTGATAGTTTCATCAAGCCACCGATCAAATCTCTCTGTATCTGGTTCACCAAAAACCCGCCTAGCGGCCTTTTCTTTATCCTTGGAATTATTTAAGAAATAATTTTTAGCTTCTTGAAGTCTTTGATTTATTGTCTGCAAATAAATAATACTTTGTTCACGCTTGATTCTTGATATTTCTGCATTGTTACTTTGGTGCTGCATGAAAACACTTGACTGAATTTCATCTCTATCTCTCTTCCAGGCTTCATCACTGGCATACTTCTTTTCCCCATATATCTCAGCTAATTCACGGGTGAATGCAAACTTGGGACTTTTGTAAAGATCATCGTTCCGACTCTCAAGCTCTTCTAATCTTCTGTCCAACTCATCCAAAGTTTTTCTAATCTGAGGTTGCTGCTGTGTGAACGGCTTGCCCTCCTCTCGCGATATGAAATCATAAAAAAGAAGGCCATCCATAACATCACTATTGTCAACATCCCGTTGAGCAATGCTGGATGCTTTTTCGTTTTTGCCACGACCTGTGAGTAATATTTCCCCAAGTTCTGCAATATCGAAATTGGCTCTATCGGAAGAGGCAAGTTCTAGATCTGAAATCGTCAGATCCCCATCGACACCTACACTTATTTGTTCTGACCCTGGACCTCGGTGAGTGCCCAGGTCTTCGGCCATCCGGAAATATCCACCTATCCCGAACGAACCACCCATCAAGGATCGTAGCACCCCACGGAACGAGGGCTTTTGGCCACCTATAACGGGATCGTCTGGGAATCTTTCTGCTCGCCGTCTAGTTTGCTGAATACCCAACAGGCTTTCGTCTGCATCAGCTTCAATCGCCGCTTGTTTGGCCCTTTGATATTGTTCGTTTCCAGTAAGACCGCCCATCTCGCCAAGTCCACCACCCAATTCGACTACAGTTCTACGCAATCCCTTGAGTCTTTCGGTAGCCATTTGATCCAAAGCGGCTTTTGCTTTTGTATATTTTCTTACTCCCGCATCATTTCCGGTATCACTATGACGCTTGATCAACTTGTCCAACTGTTCTTGGGCACCACTGTTTCTGGATTCAAAGTCTTTCACAATCCCTTCAACTTCTGATCGACTGATAAAGCCAGACCTTAGTAACTCGTCCATACCAAAAGGTATTGACGCCCATTTTCCTCCGAACATCTCGGTAATTCCATCAGCAATATCTGGTTCTACGCCAAGTTCTCTAAATACTGGCAACAACTCATCAGATATCCCGGTAATATTTTTGCCAACGCTCTTTAATGCGTCATCTCCTCGGCGCTCTGCTGACTTTAACGTCGCCGTCAAAGGTGCATTCGCGTTATGGTTCCTAAGTTTGATACCAAGAACTTGATGGGTGACCAACTTCGCAATCCCGCCAACAACGCCACCAACCTTGAAATCTTCCGCCATGGAACGACCAATATCTTCCATGGCATTGGGATCATACAGACCACGGGCAGAAAGAGCTTGAAGCCACTGAGCCGACGCTTCCTGAGTCGCTTCCTGGAGGCCCGTGCTTAGGGCATCACCGAAACCAAATGTTTTTTCTAAACTTGAAACATGACGAGCCGCATTCGGGCTGAGGCCAGCCTTCATTCTACCCATCATTTTTGATACAGGAGCCGGGAACAACCCGTACTTGATGGGCAATACCTCTGTCAGCCCGATAAGGGCACCCATCATATGAGCCGCACTTTCCTTGTACCACGGCACATTTGTACCAGTTCTTTGCTCGTAGTCAGCTATGCGGCGTGTCTGATCGCTGATGCCCATGCCTATACCAGCGCCCATGGCGGCATACCATCCATACGGAAGTCGGCTGATGGCACTGAGCCCCGCAACCTGACCAAGACCCGTACCAACTGCGGGAAGAAATGCATCCCGATAGGCAGGATCTCTTTCACGCGCTCTTTTTGAGGCTTGCCTACGCAGCCGCTTTTCTACAGGTAGGTCAGCAAATGGCGTAGCTACGCCTATAGCGGCTTGGGCACCGGAGAGAAATATATCTGCCACACCGCTTGGTATGGACTTAAAGCCTTCCCATGCGGATCCAGCTAGGGTGCCCTCATCCTCCTCTTCTTCTTCTTCACCCGAACCAAAATAGTATTGTTGTTCGAGGCTGCGAGGATCTGGAATGATTTGGCCCATATATGAATCCATGTCGGGAACATAGACCCATCGGCCATCGGGTAGCTGTATTCTTTTTGGCATCTAAGAAATTAATTTCATATTGCACTTTATTGGGTCACTATTCACCAATTGCCACACCAGAAGTAGCCGCAGCCTGTCCAAATACCTGCCACAACCAGTTGTCCATCTGTTCCTTACTGATATAATCCCGCTCCCACATACCCATCAACACTTCCTGGAACTGCACCATCATTTGGGGTGTCATCCGACGTGATTCATCTAATTGCATCTGAATACCCTCTAATTGACCCAGAACCTGCGCGTCAATCTCATCACGCGAAGCTGCAGTAAGGAAAACGTCTCTTAGAACTTGGTTCTGTGTATCATACGTATTGTATCTGGATCTAGCAGCAGCCGCTGTAAGTGGAAGTCCTTCATAATCTCTAGCCAAATCACCCTGTTCTATCTGCCCGTAGGCGGCGTCTCTCAGCCCCTCGGCCAGGGCACCCGGCCTTCTTCCCATTCCAGCGATTGCCCCACCAACATCTGCATAGAGACGAGTTCGAGCATCATCCCGTGCGTCCTGAGCCCGTTGCAGTTGATAAGCAGCCAACTCCCTTTCTGCGGGTGTTTCTGTACGGCCCCACAGATCTTGCGCTTTGAGCATATCTATTTGTCGCTCCGCAAGATTTACGTCCGCGCCTACCACGTCTTCTGTTGGATCCGCTACTGGAGGGGGAGGCCCTTCTTCAATTCCTCGTACATCACCCGGTCCTTCTGGTTCCTGTGCTGCTATTTCTGCCTCACTTATTGGCTCCAGCCGCCACGTTTTTTCACCACTCGGACCCTCTATAGCAGGATCATAAAGTTCTCCGTCCATACCCATTCGCAAGAGATCTCCTTCAGCATCTCTATACTCTGGTCCAAACTGCTGTCCCGGTATCATTGCCTCGTAAATATTCGCAAGCCCTGTAGTTAAGCCCTGAACACCCCCATGCACATCAGCCCCCCTGCGCCTAAGCCATCGACCAATATCACTTGGTACATCTCTTTCGCCCGACGCATAAGTTCCTGGGGGCGTAACAAGATCGCCCTCCGGATCCCATCCCAATACCGCCCTATACCCCGCAGGAACTTCGTCTCCATACTGCCAAGTAGGATCATCTGGATTTCTCCCACCATTTTGCAGCCCGATGATACCGCCAGAAGCTCTAGCGGGTAACGGAGCATAACCCTGTCTTGGTGCGACATAGCCCGCACCAGCCGAATCCATAACATCTATATCAGGGAAATCTTGTCGATCCAGCCATGCTTGATTGGCTCTGTCCTGAAAATCATTCAAACCCAAGCCTGAACGGTATTCCGCAAGCTCTCTCAAATCCGTTTCTACTGGCAGTTCATCACGCAGCCAGTCATATCTTGGGGCTTTCGCCCTATCTGCACGTATCGCAGGTGAGTCTGCTAGATCTTTACCTGGAGGGGGCGCAGTATTCTCTGGAGTTGGTTCTGGCCCATCAAAGGGATCCAGGGCAACCAATCCTGTTATTCCCAATGCCCCTCCCCCTCTAATAATTGATCGCCTCCCTATCCCAGCCAAACCACTCTTCACCCCTGCGCCCGCATCCCATACCTTTTTACCAGTTTTAGGATCTTTAACCCAACCACCAGCCCTACCTCCCATCCACCCCGGAGATTTACTTCTAGCCTGTTTGGGATCCAGTAACCGAGCCAAAAATTTTCTTTTCCCACCCGCTTCCCTCAGTGCTAACGTTCTTGCGCCAGCGCCCTCCAGGAGTCTTTGTGTCCGAGCACCTCCCCTTAACCCCAACGCAAGCCGTCCTGTCCCGCCAATCAACCTGCCCGCAGGATGAAGCATCGCGGCCGAAAGTGCTGTACGCGCAGCAGTTCTAAAAGGATTTTCCGCTGCTTCTTTCCATGAACCCGCACCAGTAGCTAGACGCCCAATACCAGACCAAAATCCAGGTCCTTCGGTATCTCCACCTTCTTGATATCTAGGAATAAGACCGCCGTGAGCCATCATCGGGGGACCACCAGGAGGGGGACCGCCCATCGGGGGACCACCCGGACCCATGGGAGGGCCGCCAGGAGGAGGACCGCCAGGACCCATCGGAGGACCGCCAGGGGGAGGACCGCCAGGGCCGCCGGGGGGTCCACCACCGGGAGGTCTACCAGGACCACCGGGAGGAGGGCCGCCACCAGGGCCACCGACAGGGCGATCTTCTCCAGCAAACTCATTATAAGTTTGTTCAGCGATGGTTCCCGCTGGTTGTCCCTGGCTCGCACGCATAGCCTCGTCGGCCTGTCTCGCTGCGTTACGGTTTCCCATCTCAGATACAATGAGATTCTGTGGAGGCGGGGCCATACCAGGGAGCGTGCTTCCCGGATTCTTAAATTCCTCCCCGAGACGCTCGTCGGAAAAACCCTGTATATATTTTTCCCATTGTATAAAGCTGAGAGCCATAATTATTTCCTGTGACTATCCTTAATTATTAAGACTGCTACCATTGATTCTGCAGGCCAAGCCCCGGACCCTTCCAATCTGAAGTTCCATAACCTTCCCAAAGATCTTTCCCCGTCCATGATTGTGATGAGGATGCTGGCGTAACTCCTTGTTGATTCTGCGTTCCTTGTTGATTCTGCGTTCCTTGTTGATTCCGTTGAAACTTGTCCCATGCACCCAAGCCCGCGACACCCGCAGCCATTGCACTAGCACCAGGACCCGTCTGGGGCTCATATGCGCTTTGTGTAACGGTTCCTTGATAAGGAAGTCCACCCATAGCTGACTGCTGCCAACCAATATTTGCTCTTTCTTGGTTCAACTTATTCTGCCAATCCTGATAGCCCATACCAAGCGATTGCTGTTGTAGTTGGCGCTGTTTTTCACCCGCCGCTTCCATTCCCCGCAATCTTTCAAGCTGCTGCTGCTGTTGTTGGGCACCTAGCTGCATCTGCTGCCCACCAACACCAGCTAGTTGGCCACCCATTCCTCCCATCTGGCCATATAATTGACCCTGTGCTCCGATAGCACCCTGCTGTTGGCCGAGCATCTGACCATAGGTGCCCCAACCTTGTTCCCGAGCGGCTTGGGCAGCTTGTAGCGCACCCAGCCCAAGCTGAGTACCAGTTTGAGCAGCCTGTAATCCTTGCTGTTGACCCAACTGGGACATCCCGACACCCGCTTGGGCGGCGGCTCGTTGAGCCGCAAGTCCTTGGGCTCTCTCTGCAGCACCAGCCAATGAAGCGGCCCTCTGGGCCTCAAGTCCCTGCATTCCAAACTGGGCACCCTGTCCAACGGCCCCTATTTGAGCTTGTAGTCCTTGTAATTGGCGAGCAGCGCCAACATCACCCATTTGGGCTGCTTGCTGCTGTGCCCTCATTTGAGCATCACTGCCGTACTGCCCGGCACCAATACCCGTTTGCAACGCCTGTAACTGTGCTTGGCCAGCCTGTTGCCCGGCAGCCAAGCCCTGCTGTGCAGCCTGTAATTGTTGTGCCCCACCTGCTTGTGCGGCACCAACACCAGCCTGTTGAGCAGCTAATTGGGCGGCAACACCTTGTTGGCCAGCAGCAGCAGCTTGCTGCGCTAATTGCGCTTGCTGGCTCATGGCCTGCTGTGCAGCACTACCGCCAGCCTGTTGAGCTTGCTGTAGAGCGGCAATGCCCTGTTGCTGTGCTTGCACGGCTTGTTGCGCTGCCGCTTGACGGCCAGCTTGACCAGCCTGCGCGGCACCCATTCCTGCAATTTGAGCCTGCTGTTCCGCACCTAATCCAGCCTGTCTAGCGGCTCCCGCAGCCTGTGCCGCCTGTTGCGCTTGACTTTGTCCAGATTGAGCAAGTCCATAACCACCAAGTTGAGCCTGCTGTTCCGCGCTTAATCCAGCTTGTCGAGCCTGCGCTGCTTGCATCGCAGCCTGTTGAGCCTGAGTCTGAGCCTGCTGTGCAGCACCAAAGCCACCAAGTTGAGCTTGCTGTTCTTGGGTAAGACCAGCCTGTTGTGCTACTGCCGCTTGCTGCTCCGCACTAAGCCCCATCTGCTGGGCTTGCTCTCTACGACGAGCATCTTCACGCTCTCTCCCAACAGCACTCTGGAATGCTTCTTGTTGCCCCTTGCCAATAATCTCAGCAGCTTGCTGTGAAGCCGCTTTCGCCTGCTCTGCGGCCTGAACAGCCTGTCGCGTACCACCGAAAGCACCAGCCTGTGCCGCCCGTGATCCCAACTCTTGCCCTTGCATCCTCTGAAATTCCATCAACTGCTGTAACTGAGGATCAGTGACGCCAGCGGTGTACTGCGACATATACTGAGACAGATCTGCTCCCCCTCCCAACTGAGGTGCCTGTGCACCCAAAGCTCGCATACGTTGAGCGGCTTCTGCCCCAGCGGCTCCTGCTCTACCACCAACACCAGTTATACCAGCAAGTGCTTGTTGACCAAGCTGTTGTCCTTGAGCACCAGCCGCTTGTATGGCCCGTGCGGCTTCTGCCCCAGCCGCACCTGCTCGACCACCTACACCAGTAACACCCGCAAGACCCGCTTGGCCAAGTTGTTGCGCTCCTGCACCAGCCGCTTGTATGTCGGCAGCAGTTTGGGCACCAGCCGCACCTGCTCTGGCACCGACACCAGTTATGGCTCTTTGACCCGCCAATGCTGCCTGTTGACCCTCAAGACCAGCCTGTCGTATGTCAGCAGCACCTATCTGACCAGCTTGTTGTGCCTGTAGCCCAGTTCCACCCAACTGACCCCTAATATCTGCACCTAGCTCTCCAGCCTGACCACCCAAACCACCCATCTGTGCCATGGCTTGTTGGCCTATCCCAAGAGCTTGTTGCCCGGTAGCACCCATTCGGCCCATAGCTTGTGCGCCAAGCTGCTGTGCTTGGGTTCCGAGCCCGGCCATTTGAGCCTGTCCAGCCGCACCAGCCTGTTGCGCCTGCTGACCTAACGCCGTCGCCTGAGCCTCACGAGCTTGAGCCTGTCCCGCCGCACCAGCCCCCAACCCCCGTATTCCAGTAGCAAGTTGCTGCTGGGCTGTTAGGGCCGCCTGTCCCGCACCAGCCATGCCACCACCCAATCCAGCCATTTGTGCCTGGGCGGCTTCTGCAGCCGTCGCTTGTCCCGCACCTAAAAATTGTTGCCGTGCTTGCTCTGTCGCTCCTGCCGCTGCCTGCCCTATACCTAACAATCGTTGCTCTACCTGTCCCGCCGTTCCCGTTTGCCTCATTCCCGCACCAGCGAGTTGACCTTGCAGTTCAGCGCGAGCACCAAGCTGGCCCATACCTAGAGCGGCCTGTTGTGCCTGTTGCTGTGCAAGCGGAGCGGCGGCCCCAAATTGAGCGGCCATCTGAGCGTACTGCGGCTGTAGACCCATCAATCCTTGCTGGGCACCACCAATCATTTGGCCAGCTTGACCAAGGGTTTGGGCTGCCTGACGGGTTCCCATCGGTCCCATGCCCTGGCCATATGCGACTCGGCCTGCCATGGCAGCAGCTTCGGGCTGTGTAAAACCAGCAATCCTTTGCCCGGCATATTGCTGATAGGGACGCTGGCCTTCGGTTACAATACGATCAGTAAGATTGGCCCACTGTTGTGCGGTCTGCTGTGGCACACCATAGGAGGTGACCCTGGACACCGAAGGTGCGGGACCACCCTGCTGTAGCCCTATTATGCCACCGGAAGCTCTCCGGGGTCGTCCCTGATTCATTAGCTCTTGGTAATATCTTATCTTCTGTTCATCTGACAGAAGATCTTCTTCTTCCTGTGGTAAATCACCTGAACCAAGACGACCGGGAGACATCAAGACATCAGCGAGAGCCGACAGAGGATTAAGCGCGGATGCCCCACCAGCAAGAGCGAGACTTTTTATACCCCTTCCCTTGAAACGTCCCCCCATTCTCTTCAACGCATCTTGAATCCGAACCCTTCGGCTTGGTGGGCTCCCTGGAGGAGGATGCCCCTGTGAAGCCCAATAACGCTCTTCTCTAGCATACTCTCCCATCATTCTTCGATGGGCAGCATCTTTCCGCTCCCTCTCACGAAGATCCCAATCTTCAAACACCCGATCTTGCCAGCGACGCGCCTCTTCAGGTTTTAGTGGACCCTCTCTCCCCTCCCATGGAAAAGGACCGCGAACTGTGCGTGATCCCCCGGCACCCGTGCCCGGACCTAACATACGATTTGGATCTGTGATTCTGCCTGCCCCACGAGCAACTGGCACCCGGCGTTGGCCAGCACGAACCATATCCCTTCTTTCGTTACGCAAACGATCAAGCTCATCGCGGGTATCCTGCCAATATCTCTCAGGATCACGGAGATGTTCTTGGGAACCACTTCCGCCCGCTTCTATTTCCATCTCCATCATACGAATTTTGTATTCTATATCCTCTAAGGCTTTACGCATGGGACTAGGACCACCATACTCGCCACCATGCTGATAACTAGGATAATTAATTTTTCTAGGCATAGTTTTATGTGTTGATGTTGCCAACGAAGTCATCCCATACCGCCGCACCGGGAGGCGTTCCGGGATCAATTCTCGTAGCTGCATCTATTAATTCGTCTCGTCCCGCTTCTGCATCACCCGCATTTACGATGTATTCTCCACCAGCAAGCAACGCCCTTACGGGAAGCGGGCCCCCTTCGGCTAAACGCTCCTCAAAATCGTCCTTAAATGACTTTTCTATAGCAAGACTATCATCTACTAAGCCATTGCCCTGCGGTCCATTATCGGGATAAGGAGGAAGGAATCCCTCTTCAACTAAACTATCTGCTCCACCTTCTCCCATTTTCTGAACTCGTACTTGATTAGTTATCTCCTCAACTAATCCAGGAAATAATTTTTGAATTTCGACAAGAATCTGTGATGCTTGAGCAGCGGGCATCTCGCCGTTTATAGCTGCCGTGGCAACCTGTATTATTTCTACAGGAATTTCTTCATTGGATTCTGCGGGTATCATAGAAGGATCAACTGGGCCACCATATGCGAATGTCGGTGCCGATGGCGGAGGTATCACAGGAGGCGGCGGCAATGGTGTCACAGGCGGCGGATCCGGCGGAGGCGGTGTAACAGGCGCACCTCCAAATCCACCGCCAGGGGCCGGGCCTGCGCCTAGTTCCTGCTGTCCACCAAGCCTGCTCATTAGCCCACCATAAGCAGGATCAAATGCAGAAGGTTGACTGGCTGTGGGCATATTAAACGGATCATACCCAGTGATCGGAGCGGCTCCCGTTGCCGCCGCGGTTTCAGCCATTAACCCAGCACGATAGGGAGCAGCTTCTCGTGCAGCATCAGCAGCAGCCTTTGCATCCGCCGCAGCTTTCGCATCAGCAGCAGCCTTTTTATCCGCCGCAGCCTTCGCGGCAGCATTTTGTGCTGCAGCATCCTTCGCAGCCTGTGCAGCAGCATCCTTCGCTGTCTTCGCAGCAGCAGCTTGTGCGGCCCTTGCATCCTTATCGGCTTGAAGTCGTTCCAGTCGCTCGGCATCTGCGGCAGCAGCCTGCCGCCTAGCAGCATCTCTAGCTAAGTTTTCTTCCCGCTCAAACTCTTCTTCCTCAAAACCCTCATCACCATACCCCTCTGAACCAAACCCAGTACCTGTCGAGGGCCCTTGCTGATAACGTCTCCCTACATAACTCCTAGTACGTGGCAATGCATCAAGAAAATCATCGTACTCATCTCCATGATATCCACCACCGCTCGTCGGGCCACGTCCTATATTTCCAAGAGGATCCGTTAGTGCCGGAACAGATGGTGATGCCGTAGTCGTAGGAGGCGGAGGGAATGGTACCGGAACAGATGGTGGCACCGTAGCTGTAGGAGGCGGCGGAGGTGGTGCCACAGCAAACAAGTCCTCATCAACCTCCGGATCCCCTATAAACTCATCTTCAATTATCTCTCGTTGTGCCGCCCGTGCCTCCAAGATAGCTCTTCGCTCCTCTAACCGCCGATCCTCTTCGTCCCCTTCATCCCCGCCAATAAACGGAGGCATAGTTGCCATCGTCTCTGGCATAGAAGGTGGTGGGGGTGGCGGAGTCATGGGTGGTAGAGGTGCTGCCGCAGCTTGCTCTGGCGGAGGTGGTGGTGGAGGCGGAAGCGGAGGCGTTAGTGGAATCAGCCCCGACTCTTGTAACTGCTGGCCAACTGGCTGAACAGCAGGACTAGCTACCGGAGGTGCTACCGGAGGTGCTACCGGAGGTGGCGGAGGTAAAAGTGCGGCAGGTGGAGGGGGTGGTAGTAATGTCGGGCGTGGTAGGCGCGGCGGCATTACCGCTGGCTGCATAAAATCTTCCTCACCCTCAAAACCTTCAAACTCCCGTCGCGGCATAGCAGGTCTTTGCCGTAACTGCTTTCTCCCATATTTCTGAGCAGCGGGAGCAGCCCTTCGCTGCGGCTGCTGCTTTCTCCCCCTTCTTCCCGCCTTTTTCCTCTTTTTCCGCCCAGCACGGCCACCTCTTCTATACCCTGGAAGTGGAAGTGAAATCAATCCACCCTCTGCTGCCCCGACTGTGGCATAGCCCTGTGCTGGCGCGACGTATCCAGGAGTAGCGGATTGTGGCATAACAGCTTGGGCTTCAGCAGTATAAGCACTCGGCATCTGGCTTTCAGGACTTCCTTTATATTGCGCTTCTTCAAGTTGTGCCATCGCCGGATAAAGCAACGCCACCTTTTTGGGATCCGACAAATAATTAAGTGCCGCACCACCAAATTCACCCAATCCCTTGCCCCTGATCAGCGATCCAAGCCCACCCCTCAGGGTTCCCGTCAGTTTTTGCTCGGCTATTTCTTCTGCCGTTTTACCAAGAAGATTACCTGAAGCAGCCTTTAAGCCCGAACTTAAAGCCTTGCCGCCCAGATAACCTTTCATGCCGCCCAACAGAGCGGACTTCAAGCTCTTATTCTCAATACCACTTATTAATGCACCGACACCTGCACCAAGCGCAGGATTAATTGCTCCAAGCGCCATAGGCGCAATTGTCTTAGCGCCCTTCCACAACCCCTTTGCTGCTTTCTTCAGCCAGCCGCCGAAACCATAGGCGGGGATATAGCCACCATTAACCAACACCATCGGCACATAACCGCCATCCTGATAACCCGGAATCAAGCCACCATGAGCCATAGGTTCAATACTCATTTTCCAACTCGTTGGAGGTCCACCACCTACACGCTCACCACCACCTACGGCAGATGGAGGGGTTGGCAATGGTTTGGCAAATCCCGGCCCACCACCATATGGGCGCGGGCGTAGCACTGGTGCTGGTACATCTTGATCGAACTGCTGACCCGGATTCTGTGCTTGAAACGCCCTTATCTGTTGTGACTGTGCTTGCTGTTCCGCTTTTTGCCAAGCAGGTCTTGTATCGACGGATGGGAGAAGTGGACCTCCGTATACCCCCTGCATCCCCGCCTGCTGAAGCTGCTGTGGAGGTGGAGAGGGTGCCAAACCCGGCATAACTTCTCGGCCATTGATGAAAGTGGACCGACCCATAGGATTATTCCATCCACCGGGGCTTGCCATCGGAGCCTGCTGTATTGGCTGTGGTCGCTGAAATCGTCCGCGCAACCCACCTATACCCCTAGACCGAAATCCGCCGAATGCCATTTAACTAGTCTCTACGCCGAAGATACTGAACGACATATCGCCTGAACTCGCGTAAATAGTGACAACATCATCTTCGCTTAGGGTTATGCCAACGATGATGAATACCGTATCGTTAGCGGCAACCGATTTCCCGTAGTAAATGTAATGTTCGTTTGCTACGGTTGCGCCCGACGGACGGACAGCCACCCTGAAGGTGAGTGCCCCGCCAGAGCGGTTGCAGGCGGCAATAGAACTGACCGTCGTTACAGTAGCGTCCGGTACCGTGTACAGATCGGTATTCGTTGTCGCTGACGGTGCTGATTGCCCCAGTACCTTTAAGGTATCAGCCATTACTAGCACCAAGCAATAAAAATTGATATTTACGAAGCGACAGAGAACTGTCGCTATCAGCCTGTACCTTCACGGCATGGATGTCACTGCTAACATCTTCGAAGTTTTGTTCAATGGTTCTGCGGGACATACTCTCATCGTATTCCTGATATTGCTCTGGTGCGCGGTTGAGTGGACGATAGACCTTGAGGCTCATCGTCTGCCATCCGTTCTACCGTCGAGCCTTACCTGACCAACACGCCAACCGTATCCGGCACCTGTACTCTGCACTTTCATTGACACCTGCCGTGCCCTACCACGAATAGACGATTGATCCGTGGAGGGCGTGATCGCGGCACTCGCTATCTCAGATTGTGCCTGTGCGGGATAGTTATGTCCATTCAAGCTGATCGTTACTTCATCACCTGAGTCGCCATCCCTAAATTGAATGTCTGGTATAATTCTATTCAGTGACCAGAATTGATAACCATCACCAAGCTCAATGTCGCCCGTTTCGATATAGGCCGTCATCGCTGATCCATCATCGTCATGGCCGCTTTCGTGACTGTACAACAGGTTTGGATATATACCCTTCACTGTATTTCCACCGCCCGTAGCGGAGGATGTAGCAAGATCAGCCAAAGTAATTGTGTAGGTATTCGCATCCGTGATAGATGCGACGGTATGCTGGTTATTCAGCACCACAGTTGAAAGGCCACCAACTGTAGACACACTCTGCAAAATAATCTCGTCATCCACTTTAAGTCCGTGACCCGCATCCGTAATCGTGACTGTGCCAGAACTACTGCTTGTCACTAGAGGAGTATCGCCTAGATCCCTTTCCCGTATCGAAGAAGCGAGCGGATAGGATTTAGTGCCCGCATGGCTCCATGAGCCACGCACCATCGTTCCGGTATACCAGATGTTTTCGGCATAGTTGAAGATGATGTACTTGTCGATTTCGCCGTCACCAGACTCAGATGGATAGAACCATATGACTTCAGAGAAGTCTGTATTCGATCCAGCAACCACCTTATAGGCTTGGCTATCGTCAAAATCATCGAACACGGTGCCCAGTACGGGACAAGTAAGCCTCTGTGCCGTCCCGGTATAGGTGTAGAACGCACCGCGATCCATGAAATAGACTGTACCGCCTGCGTTTACCGCCGCATTAGGCGACACCATCGACATACCCTTGGCTGTCTCTGTAAACGAGAAATAGAAGGGGCTGCCGATGTATCTCATGCTCACGATACCACAATCAGTCCATATCAGGATTTCTTGGCGCGTCATCATTGCACCCACAATCTCCGAACAGGCCGCTAACTCCTGACCACCAGCACTGTTGGTAGATAATGGTTGCCATACTCCTGCCGTCTCTGAACTAGACCATCTAACGAGCAATGGATTGATCGTAGTCGCTCCAATTTCATTACAACCGAACGCAATGACATGACGGGCAACATCTGACATCATCACTTGATGAGCGGCTGTAGGCGTGTAGTAGGTTCCGGCCTTATAGACCGCGACTACGGCAGAGCCGCCACCTGTTGCTGTACCGCTGGCATCTGCACCACCAATATCTGCCGTAAACGTGGCTTTGTTTGTAACGGAAGCCACCGTCATCTCTACATTCAGCCTCGCCGCACTTATGCCGCCCAAAGCACCGCTCACCCCAGATATCGTGACCGTATCCCCGGCAGTCGCTCCATGACCAGCTTTGTCGATGATCGTGACAATAGTGCCACCACTGGTAACCGTTACCGGATCATTTGAAAGGGTCACTGTACGACGTGTTATGTCGCTGAGTGCTACGGCAGCGGTTGCCGTGCCCACGCTCGCATCCCAGTAATAGATATTGCCCTGCCGAACATTGGCGAGCATATCATCACCGAAATTTGCTACCGACCACAAACGCAACTGATTGGATTGGCCTAAGCCAGCCCCAGATCCCCAACCACCAGATCCCCAAGGATCTGCACCAAAACCGGATGCCGATACATAGTCATTGAGTCCAGTATTGATCTGAAACGCAGCGGTTACACTGCTTCCGCCACCGCTCGCGCTCGACGTTGCTTTCGTGGAGCATACAACCCGGAACTTCGTATCGGGATTGGCATCACTAGTATCGCCAAGTGCTACAATACGATGTTCCGTATTGAGTGCGCCTGTACCGATACCAGCCGTGGCAGTGGCACCCGCGATAGTTACATAATCACCCTTCACTGCTCCGTGATCAGTGGCTGTTTCGATGGTAACAACAGCAGTTCCATCGACAGCCGTGATCTTGTCCGTAGCAAGGGTGAGTGTGGTGCGAGTAGGAGTAATATCGTAGTAGTTATCGCCAAGATTTATATACAACTTCAGGTTGGTTCCGACTCCGACATACTTGTCGCCAGAATCGGTAACCCAATCGTGAAGCTTTCTGGCAGTTCCCAGATAGGTACTCAGAACATACTTGGCCCAACCACCGATCTTTTCAGCGAATCCCTTACGAAATCGCACTTTATCAGAATCATACCAAGTACCCTGTGCAGAATACCTAGTACCATCCGTAAAAAGCCCAGCTTGGGGTGCAATTTTAGTAAAGGGCATAACTGTTATTCCCTAGCGATACCGTTGCTTGTTTTGATCGTTAAGCAACGCTCATTCGGATTATCACTGTCTAAGTTGCCCCCAACAATCTCATCTCCAACACACATCCCTATACCTATAAGAAAGGCCTCCCATTTAGACTGAGCCTCAATGTGTATATGGCGAGTTTGATTCACGGTCTGAAGTAAGTCTTTAGCTAAATCAGCCTGCTCTGGAGAAAAATAAATATCTTTAGTGAATAGACCGTTCGGCTTATTTTCTGTGGACGTATCTTCAGAAATGCCCTTAACTTCCCCGCTTTTTAGCATCGGTGACCCTTTCTTTGAGGTTTTCTGTTTCCGTTTCAACTGCCGCGAGACGTTCCCCATGTGAATCCACCTTGTTGTCTAATCTATTAACGATTTTCTCAATTTGGATCATCGACTGTCGCATACCATTCATGCCGACCTTAACTCCTCCGTATGCGGCACCAGCAGCAAGTGGCGCAGCCAGCAGAGAAATGAGCGTAGCGATATCAGCTTCCATCTTCTTCAAGATCTCTGCGAATTTCACTTAACTCCATATCAATAAAATCTAATCTCATATTTTGCTCCGCATCATCCGGCAAACTGCCCAACTCACCACGCGGCCAGAGAACGCGAAATTCGCTGTTCGCTTCAATCTGGATATTAGATAATTCCGCGTCTCGTTCCAGCACACTAAGCCTTTCGCCAACCCTGAAATATCCCATAACCGCAACTGCTGTAGCAGCAATCAAAGCGATCAAGTTACGCACAGGTATCGTAACCTCGCTGCTGTCATTTAGTCGTGCTGGCATGATACCACGCCTGTGTCACAATGTATTAGCGCAACAACAACCATACCGCCGCAGCCGCCACGGCAGGTGCAACCACATCAAGAACGGCATCAAGTACGTTAATGGACCTTTTCTTCAGCAGCTTCTTTATCTGCTGCTCGCACTCACGAAAAGCATATCCCCATACGGCCAGCGCACCAGATACCTCAACAGGCAACACAAAACTGAATGCGAACGTCAGAACACCTGCAATTAAAAAATGACTGATCCACGTTTGATAATCCTTCTCTCCCCACGCCATATATCCCTTTCTTAGCTTGTTATTCGGAAGGTTTCTCAGGCTCGACAATCACACGACCTTCGCTATCAGTCCACTTGGTATCTATCATATGCTGATCACACCGTTCAGCTACAACCATCCAGCTTACGGTGTCGCTGGAACTCGCCTCAGAACATTCTATGGTGAGCGTACTGCCACTAACCGAACCCCTGACTGCATCCCATCCCGAATCGTTCTGAATCCACACCTGTGGGTCACGGCAGAGTAGATCCCAAGTCCCCGCGCTCATGCCAGCAGCCTCATCCAGATCCACGGTCGCGGAACCACTAGAAAGTGCAATCTCGCCACGATACCAGAGATCCGCTCTTGGACCCTCATGGAAGCTGTGAACGAGATGGTGGGTGTCTTTTTTGTCCGGTAATGGATGGTCGATCTTGAAAGATCCTGATGCCTTCGACACAGACCCCTGAAAAGTGGCCGCCTGTGTGAAGATGGTCTCATCCACCATGATGTTTATTTGGCGCACACCATTCGCCACAATCTCTATCTTATTATCTTCGTACTCTTCCAAATACGTATGGGTACCCCCGTCTAAGAACAGAGACTTTCCCGATTTGACTGCGACATTACCAGACGCATCTACCGTGAATTGGGTAGTCAGTGTCGCCGCCGCGCCCCCCGTACCCGAAGCGGCATTCGCAAAGGTCAACACGCCAGCTTCCTGTTTTATATAGCTGGCTTGATTGGTTTCGATGTAGGCGAAAGCTCCAGTATCGGAATCTAGGTAGAGATTGTCGGTGAGGAACATTCCGTCGATGCCACCAGCACCAGTATCGTTGTCGGAGTAAAGGGAGCCTTTCTCCCCTAAGAAAATATGCGACCATGCACTATGGAGATCTGACCTCAGGGTTGTCCCGACAGCAAGATCGCCAGCGATGGTCACATCTGGCGTAGAAGCATTACTGAGCGTGAGTCCGACATTGGATCCGAGAGTGCCGTTGCGTCCTAGAACCCAGTCGCCCGTGGTGCGGTCGATACCACAAGCCCACTCAATTTGCCCCTCAGTCTCAAAATTGATCTGCACATCGTCGGCTGCATTCGTGCCGGAGTTGTGTAGATCCAATCCCACCGAACCCGTGCCGCCATCCTTCTTCAGGGCAATTCCACTCGTATCGCTGGCGGTCCCCACACAGAGGTTGCCAGCTAGGGTAACCAGACCTACCTCGGTCACCGTCAGCCAGTCCGTTGTGGATCGGCGCAACTTCCATTTGTCGCTGTCTGAATTATCAACATACGCTTGCCACGTAGTCGCCCCAGTAAGCGTCCAGCCCAATACGGCATCACCTGTACCATCTTGTTCAATCAGTAACTGGGTTTCTGCTGTCGAAGCACTGCTGTTGTCTACATAGACCTTTGCCGTACCGCCTAGATGGGTCGCGCCAGCTTGTACCCAAAGCGAAGCATTGCTGTCGCCCTCAGTGGGTGCGGCATGGATGTAAAGTGAGGTCGCAATGTCAGGCTTCCCGCTACTAGCCAAGTTGTTTGTGATATTGGGTTCAGCAATCCTGACCTGAGATACGACGGTGATATTGGTATTAGTCCCTTGGGTGGTGATAGCGTTATCGAAGAATGTTCCAGATAGATAGTCCGTATCTCCCACCGCTCCGGTGATCGTGCCGCCGAAGAAGGTGCCTATTGCTACTGAGTCTGATCCGTCGCTGGTAAACGCTCCCAGAAGTCTGAGGCGGTAAGCTCCGTGAGTGGACCCACCTATCACATGGGGTCCGGTACCTGAGACAACGATCTCGCCAGCAACAGTGAGATCAGCAGTCACCTTGGTAGCTAAGCTGTCATTTCCTAATAATATGATATTAGAGCTATTTAATGTGAGTATATCCCTCGCCGTACCCCCCGACTCCTTCATCTTGATCGCTACATTATTCGACATCTGGAAAGTGCCAGCCTTGAGTTCCAGATTTCCCGCATTAGTGAACTCTAATTTGTTGGCCCCGTCAGATGTCTCGAAGACCACTAGCTCTTCGTTCTGCGTCGAATGTCCTTGTACGAGAAGCTGAATTTGGTCCGCCGTACCGTTAATAAAAACCTGTTTGTTCACGCTGAAAGCGAGTTGGCTGTGGTCCCAAATCAGCTTGCCACCATTCGACTGACCAGACATATCAATGATGGTGTGATCTTCGTCTGATCCACTGTTGATGTAGATACCACCAGTGGCAGTGGATCCGTATAAGGTAAGGATCGTATTCGGAGTTGCGGTTCCCAGCCCAACCTTATTATTACCACCATCGACAAAGAGCATATTGGCATTGCCATTGCTCTCTACTCTAAAGTCTACATCGGCAGAAGCTTCATTGAATACTGCACCAGCATTTACGGTAAGTGTACTGCCCAATGTGAGCGTACTAGCCATGTCCACAGCACCGTCAATATCTACCACATCTAAATTGGTAGTTCCGTCTACATCTAGGTCGCCCGCTAAGTCGATTCCCGCAGCACCTGCTAGAACTAGATCATCGGCAGATGCGTCCCAGAGCATATAGGCACTAGCGGTAGCTCCGAAAAATTTGACATCATATCCGGTGTCATCAACGCCAACCGTAACTCCTGCATCAATTTGCACTGCGCCGTCAATGTCAACGGCGTCCAAGTTCGTAGTACCGTCTACGTCCAAGTCCCCTGCTAAGTCAATTCCTGCGGCCCCCGCTAAAACTAAGTCGTCAGCAGATGCGTCCCAAAGCATATAAGCACTGGCGGTGGCCCCAAATAATTTGACATCATATCCAGTATCATCGACACCAACCGTAACCGTTGAATCAATCTGTACTGCACCGTCAATATCAACTGCGTCTAAGTTCGTAGTGCCATCTACGTCTAGGTCGCCTGCTAGGTCAATTCCTGCCGCACCTGCTAATACCAAGTCATCGGCAGACGTATCCCATAGCATGTAAGCACTGGCTGTATCACCAAAGAATTTGACATCGTACCCAGTATCGTCAGCACCAACCGTAATTGTTGAATCAACCTGTACCGCGCCATCAATGTCTACTGCATCTAGGTTGGTGGTGCCGTCTACATCTAAATTGCCGTTAAAGTCTACGTTACCCGCTACAGTGAGTGTGGCACTCAACTCCAGATCAGCGAGCGCATCAAGGACAGCCGCCCCAGATCCGGCACCATCGGTGAAGATTGCCGAAACATTGCCATTACCGATTGTAATGTTGGCCCCGGAACCCTGACTGATAATGATGTTTTGAGAGCCGCTTGTTGCGTTCTCAATGATCCAGAACTTGTTGATGGTATTTGGTGCCAAAGTGATGGTACACGCCGAATCCAGTGTACCCGTATACTTCATATATATGGCACGGCCTTCGTCAGCCGAACCGTCCGCTATAGTAGTAGTATGCGTATCGGCGTTGGTCGTGATGGCTTCGGTGCCAGAACCGAAAGCATCCGCTATAAGCTCTAGGTTCGTGTTGGTAGAGGTGCCCCAAGTACCTGATTCGGCACCTGTAGCAATTTCCTTCAGTCTCAAATTATTGACGTATGTTGCCATTTTTTATTCCTAACGTCTTATGAGGGCACAACTTCCCAATCAGGCGTCTGCGAATCGGATACCCCAGACCAACCCGGTGTCTGTGCATCATCTACGGCAGCCCAGTCTGGTGTTTGTGAATCTGATACCTCTGACCAGCCCGGTGTCTGTGAATCATCTATCGCTCCCCAATCTGGCGTCTGAGAATCATCTATGATGCTCCATACATTGACCCCAGTTATTCCCGTTGTTCCTACCACACCCGTTACGTCGATATTCTGACTAACGCTCGTCGTAACGCTTCCTACCGCACTCGTTCCCGCCAGCCCCGTAACAGTGACACTTGCATCTCCTGTCACCGTTACCGAACCCAACCCACCAGTTGCAGCAATTCCGGTCAGGGTAACATTTGCATCAGCCGTTACCGTTACCGAACCAAGTGCGCTTGTCCCCGCCACTCCCGTGACTGTGAGATTCGCGTCACCTGTTACTGTTACTGAGCCAACCGCAGCCGTTCCAGCACTGCCCGTCGCCGTAACACTAGCCGTACCTGTTACGGTGACGCTTCCTACTGCTCCCGTTGCCGCCAAACCAGTGGCGGAAACACTTGCATCTACGGTTATCGTGACCGATCCTACCGATCCGGTAGCCGCCAATCCCGTTTCGGTAACATTAGCATCGCCCGTTACCGTAACGCTTCCAACACCACCAGTTGCCGCTATACCCGTTACTTCAACGGGTACTGGCTCACCCCAAGTACCGGAGCCCCAAGTAGATCGGCCCCAGCCAGTTACATTTGCCATACTACGCTATACGAATAATCGCGTTACTCGCGTCTGCCGCAGGAAAAGCGATAGTAAACGTACCAGCGGTGGCAGTTTTATCTGCGCCGAAATCCAGAACGAGAACCGAAGTATCACCAGTGGTATCTTCGTTGAAGATCAAAGCACCCCTAGCAGTAAACGTCGCCGTAGACCACGAAGTATCAGCAAAATCGGTAAGGGCAGTGGTTCCACTGCTGGAAGGGTCTACCCGCGTAAGCGTGTTGCCCTTGGCAGTGTAATTCGTGCCACTGATTTCGTTGCTTGTGGAATACGCTGTGGTAGAAGCACTCATGGTCGCACTACTAGTATAGAGCGCAATCTTGAATGTATTACCACCGGAATTGAGGAAATTATGCTTCGCCTCCAGCAATTCCTTCTTGAAAGACGTACACATCGCCTGAGTAATAGCCATTACAACTTCTCCACGGAGTTGGCTAAATCATGTTGGTCAGCTAACCGCAATAACATGACCACCTTGGAACGATCTTCCTTGATCGCTTCTTTAATATAAAAATTAACAGTGTGATACACCTGAGCCTTAAATGCCAACGCTTGTTCCGCAATAGCAGGAAGTGTGCTCTCCCCTACACTAATAATTCGATCAGTAGCACGTTGCGCCCAATGTTCAGGTGGCAAATGACAATTCTTCGTAGTAGTTACCGTAACGTCCCCAATCTCTCCGTTGATCATTCGGCTGCCACCATCTGGGGCGATACCCTTATGGTGCCATCCCTATATTCATCGCCAGTCATTCGTCCCTCAGCCTGTAGTTTCAAGAACCCCAACGCTTCCTGGTATCTCTGTTGGTATAGCTGCATCATATCTGCATCACCCTTCATGTAGGTATACGCCTCAACCAAACAGCCATAGAGCAAAACCGTATCGGCATTGGTGCCCAACCAAGACGGACTCGTAGTAACGATTGAAGCTGGCTGATAATAATAGTGAAGCTCCGTGACGAAATCGGCGTTAGGCGTAGGCCCTACAATGAACGTATCACTGGCAAATATGCCATAATACTTTGGCACCCCTTCCGTGGACGCATTGGGATACGTCGATCTGATAAAGTTTGCATCCTTATTCAATAAAAATATTTGGTTACTGGAACTTGTAATCGCCAATGACAGTGGAAACAAAAAGTCGGTAGGCATCGCCAGATATTGATTACCATCGGTAATCGTACCAGCAACATTTTTACGATTTACAGGCAGATTAACCGAACGATAAATACGCTGTTCGGCTTGTTTAATAAATGTATCAATAGCAGCTACAAAATTTGTTTCTGTATTGTCGCAATAATCTTTGATAGCCGCAGTCAATTCAGCGTAGGTCATGTAGTCACCTTCACGGTACCCACCCGCCCATGTGCCAAAATATTACCCGATCCATCCGCATCCCCGTTTCCTACGGGATCGAATGCCGAAAGTCTTCTACTAGCATCCTGGGATAAATCAGGACGTGGATCTCTAATGGCCTGTGGATCAGCATAATCGCCAAGCCTACCAAGAAAATTCTGCGGTTGATCTTTGTCCAGCATGTCCCTTCCCACCATCAGACCCGTCATGCGACCAGCTTTAATTTGTGGAACCAAATCCTTGAGCTTGTAGCGAAATCCGGTACGGTCGCAAAATCCAAACGCATATTTGCCTTTAGCAAACTTGGCCATCAGCTATAGCCCCCAGGCACAAAATGTACCGAAGCACGATCACGATCCTCTTGTTGGGCCAAATCCCACTGAAACTCATATTCAGCTTTGAGTTCCGGTGACCGCACGAACGCTTCGGGATACTTCTGTGATATCATAAAGGCGAGACCGGACACGAGTGCCGGGAGGAAACGGGCAGGAACGTCAGGATCATTTGATCCTACGACACCCGTATCCTCAATACGTCGAATACGCTGATAGACGAACGTGTAATCTTTGTTGGGGGTGGGCCATAGGTACACAACCGGAGCAGCACGTTGCTTGTCGATATACAAGTTTACGGGACGCCCTTCGGTGAGCTTATTCGGAATTGTGGAATACTGAGATACGCTAAATCGCGACAGCGGCAAATCACTCTGCGTAGTACCAGATCCATCGCGGATCCAATGCTGAATCAAATCTACAGTATCTGCTGGCAATGTAATCGTGGAGGTACTATCCGATGCGGTGGCAGTCCCCTGTTCTACGGTCCAAAAATTAAGACCACGATTTGCCCACTCAAGAGATAACAAATTCAACGACCGACGAGCCGTATCCATATCATAGCCCGTCTTCGACTGAAGCCCACATCGCTCAAACGCCTCTTCTACAACCTCCGAAACTTCAAGATTGAATGTAGCAGTTCCAGATGTAGCCATCAGTTTGAATCCGGTTCGGGACACCCAAACTTTTCACGTACGGATTCCTTATAGGAAACAACTCCACCTCCTGCCAACTTTGGTGTTTTGGATCCGTTACCGACCATCCCCTTAGCTCTCATATGAGACAGATCGGCGAGATTCGTATTTTTAGCCACCACTTTTTTGAGCATACCTCCACTAATTTGCCCACCAGCAGCATAACTTGCAGCAATAGCTTTGGCCTGCTCTCTGTTTGTAACCTTATCGCCGGAACCCGACTTGAGGATGCCTGCCTTAAATTTGGACATAACCTCATCTGCTGGCATAATTAAAATGCCTTCCAGTTCGGATACTTCTTGGCGATACGACTCGTATATCCACGCTCATCTGCGTGATCAGGATAATTTTCGGCAATCCTGCTGGTGTAGCCCCAGAAATGATCTTCTTCCGCTTTCTTTTCCGCAATCTCGTTATACGTTGGAACTTTTGCGGTCGGGTTTTTCGAGTCTTCAGCCATTAGTAACTCTTCCTCATCGCCATCATAATGGTATAACGATCACCACTTGAATGGCCTGTAGTGGTAAAATTTACATCCCCGGTTGGGCTAGATGCATTGTTTATAAGTGGGCCAGCCTGCCGAAAATCATAAAAACCGTAGCCACTGAGCGTCCAGCAGATAACATCAGTGCTGGCGTCCCAAAGAATGTCTACGGTCATACCGGAACAGTCATACCACATCTGCTGGATTGTTACTCCGTCGCAGGCTCTTCCGGTGCCGGATTCGGCTTGGAGGGCGGATACATCGACCTTCGTAACTGCGGATTCACCACTACCATCAGAGATATTGGTGAATTTCATAACGGCGGTACGGTCGCCGTCTTGGATCGTTTGAGATGTTACTGCGTCAGCCATCTGATTCTCCCCGCGAGGACAGGACTCCTAGCCCCGCTCGCAATAGGAGATACGACCACCCACCCGTAGATGGGTGGTCTTATCTCAATTTAACAAATCATCTCCTACTGATCGGAAAATGCAGGTACATCTGCACCTTCCTGATGACCCCAGATAATCCAATTCGTTGAATCCTTAGCCAGAATATTGATTTCAAACAAACCAAAATCCGTAAGAGTCAATATAGAATTTGAATTACCGTCAGCATACACAGAAACATTATCTGCGTTGGAATCCAAATGAATGATACCACCGATGTAGAAATTGGTATCGGAACCCGTATCAAAGGCGACATTTTCAGTCTCTTCTGCCGCACCACCATAAATGAACTTGAACCACACTCCCGCCGTAGGCGACGGAAGAGTGATCGTCCGGTTTCCACCAATTGCCGGAACAACATTGATCCTACCACCATTAGCAGTGGCGGTCAGGGTATTATTTGCATCATCCAACGTAATGGGAGTAACCTGCAATCCCGATCCGTCTAGGCTGAATTCCGTTGTGAATGCACCAGTTGTCGAACTTTTCGATACTACATCGAATCCATCTTCGGATCTGACTGCACCCGAAAAAGTTGTGTTAGCCATGATTTTACCTTTTTACGAAAGGATTCGTCCCGAAGTCGTCGTAACGTCTGCTGGGCCAGTCTTCGGGACTATGTGTCCCAGAATAAGATAAGGGGCGGAGGCGACCAATCACGAGCCAGCTAGTAGCCACGCGAAAGTATGCGAATCGCCTCCACCCTCTATCTATCCTACGCTCCGGGTGATCCCCAGATCCCTAGCGGATCGGAGACACCAAAGCTGTACCGCTCGCGAGCCTTGTAGCGAACATTTCCGGTATCGAAATCACCGTCCATGCTTGTCTCAAGGGCAACACGCTTGAAATGCTTCATCCCGTCTGGAATATCTGTCAGAAGGAACCACGCATCCGTATCAGTTAGATAGTGGTTCACGACCGTACCTCCCGAAATAACATTCATCGAACGCAGAGCGTTGATGTCGTTATCGGCAGTCGCGGGACGAAGCTCAGACTGCATCACCCGTGTCGCCACGAACTGCAAATCGGGCGGGATGACGAGCGTCTTCGGACGAGCAGCGATCAATAGACCACGCTCATCCGTCCATTTACCAATCTGGATCACGGCAGCCTCAAGAGAAGTCTCATTGAGGTCAGCGGCGGTAGCTGGACGGTTAGAGTTCTTACCACCCGAAACGAGTGGGTGACCATCACCACCAGTTACACCATCACTGGATGCCGTAAACAGATTCACACCGTCACCGCTCTGATAAGCGTTGGTGAACCCGTTGTTAAGCGGGAATACAGCTTTCACCTGTTTGGTGTGAGCCATGGCGCGAGCCAGGGACTTGGTATAGCGAGCCGACAGTGAGTCGTAAAGATTGTCTTCCATGGCCTCTTCCGTAATGGCAAAACCCATGGCGACTGTTTCGTGGTTGTACCGCGCCACGAACGACTCTTGTGCGGCGTCATACGAAATCGCATCACCCTCATCCTTCACGGGTGCCGCGTCGAAGCCCGAAAGCTTCACTTCTTCCTCAAAAGAACGATCCGAGCTTTCCGTCTCATAGATTTCGGTATGCTCGTCATCATAACGTGCATACTCCATTCCAAAGAGCGCGTTCAGCCCAGGAAGCAATTCTTTGAGAAGTTGTGCGCGTGAAATAGCCATTGGTCAGTTCTCCTATACGCCAGTGGCGTTAAGATAGGAATGATTAGAAGCTGACCCGCTAGAAGCAGCGTTAAACTTCACGATCACATCTGGATATGCATCACTTGCCGTAGTGCCTTTCGGTGGCAAGCTAGTTGGGCCATCGACAAAATCAATAATACGAAGAGGCAGCGTATTCGTTGTAGCAGGGGTGCTGCCATCAAGCGCGTTCTTGGACTTACCGAAAGTAGTATTGCCAGCCGTGACAACCACGGACGCATTAAGACCGCGATCCGTAGTGTTTAGTGCTTCGTCAGACTGCATTTGAAATACTACAAAAGGATCGTCCAGCACATACGCCATCGCATCAGTGGCCGCATTAGATGCAGGCCAATAATTTGAAAATGTCTTCTGGTTGGTCGTAGGATCCGTATACGAGCAACCCAAGAAAATCCCGACTGCGGTCAGGGCGGTAGTACCAGTATCCTTCGCAATGGTACCATCAGCCGCGACCTTCACGAAATCACCATTTGAAATCTGAGTACCATAGGTGGTGATAATCGGAAGATTTCTAGTTTTGCTTGTAAACGAACCAGAGGAACTTAGAGTTCCAATCGGCCTGGCCCCGTACGGTGTTGCCGTAGTAGCCATGATATTCCTTCCTACATTACTGGTGAGGTGACCCTAGCCCTTACTACTACCAAAGGTCACACGAGTTTTTCGATCAGGCGGGAGAACGGGCATTCGAGGATCGCTTTCCCGCATATAACTATTATCGACGGCTTGCATCTGTGAGGCAGCGTGTTGCTCGTAATACTCACGCCTCTTGCCCACGCTTTCCTCAGATTGTTTGCAGAGCAATAGCCCACCAAGTTCGATTCCCCCTCTCTCTCCCCATTCCGATTTATGATCGCTCATAATCTGGAGTTCTGGATGATCTTCAGCTTTGACGGGCTCCCATCCTTCACGAAATTTCTTGGAAACATTCGTGTTGTCAGGGCTGCCAACCATAGATGTTCGTATCCACCTGAAGACCCAACCATCTTGGGGATCGGGATCCGGAAGAACCGATGCAGGTTCCCATGAAATATTGCGAGCCTCGTTTTCACGAGTCTCTGTCTTCCTGGGCTTCCTGGGAGCGCGTTGTTCAGCCATTAGGCCATCTCCTTCAATAGCTGTGCCGCATACTGCTGTGGCGTTATGCCCAGGCGTTCCGCGAGTTTAACCTGGGTGTGCGTTAGCGTAACTTTGTGCGATGGTGCACCATTGTTTCTAGATGCTGGTGCAACCACGGGATTCGCCTTGCGGCGAGATGCGGTATCAACGACGACGGCGTTATTTGGTTGCGTCAGGTCGCTACCGAAGTGCGTAGGAAAAACTTCTTTCATACGATTATCTATCAATTTATAATACTCATCAGTATCTGGGTCAACACCATCTTCTCCTACTAATTTCTCATGTACACCATACGCAAAGCTTGTCATTTCTCTGTCCTGACCGAACCATGGATTCGATTCCTGCCAAGACACAGCCCTGGCATCAGGCTCAGGGATTGGCTCCGGTACATATTGCTGAGAAGCCTGATCTGCCAACGCTTGATCCTGGGCAAGCACGTTACGCTTCCAATTATCAATAATTTTCTGCGAAACGGACGGTGCATAGGCTTGAGCAAGCTGCGCGTTGGTCAAATCCTTCTGCGTTTTCGCGATTTCTCCTGCATCTCCGGATTCATGCGCTTGTTTGAAGGCTTCTTCAGCAACAGTGAGCGCAGCAGTAGCACGGTGCTTGGCCTGATCCGTTAAAGCTTTCTGAGAATCCTGAACAAGCTGTACAAGGCGCTGATTTTCGGTTTGTAGCCCCTGCGTGTAGCTAATAGCTTCGTTTGCAAGCTTATCAGAAGCTTCTTTCGCCCTGCGCTCCTCATGATACTCCCATTTCAGCTTTTTAATGCGTTTTTGGGCACGATTTCCTAGTTGTCCAAGCTCTTCGTCGGTTGCAGTGCCATCATCTTGCGATGTTTCGACCGCAGAAGCCCTTTGATCCTCTTCCGGGCGGTCATCTACGACCTCAACGTCCAATTCTTTCGATTCAGGGGTATCAATGGTAGTTCTGACGCCTAAAAACTTATCTTCTTCGCTCATCCTACTAATTTCGTCAGCCATTATGCTCTTTCCACTCCTCTGGGATCGTCTACGACCGCTTCGACAGTATCATCATTGATTAAACGGAATTCTTTGCCATGAATTTTGATTCTGGTGCCGCTAAATGCTCGAAAAATGACCCAATCTCCTACCTGACAATACGGTCCACTAGGAAATCGGGCATAATTTGCGTAAGCATCCGGCCCTACACTCATAACCCAGCCCACAACGGTCGCAATGGACTCTTCATGCCGCGAATCCTCTGATCTTATGATGCCCCCATCGGTCATTTCACCAATTTCGGGCAGTGCGATCAGCAATTTGTAGCCCTTAGGCTCCGGCAACTGAGATGCGAAATTGAGTTCTTCTGTCTTTTCTTCAATTTCGGGTGCGACATCCTTATCCATTGCAAGTTCTGCAAGATTAATGTCGGTCATTTCTTACTTTTCCTTCCCTTAGCTGAAAATTTTGCCATTTTCTTCTTACCATACTTCTTACGACCTATCGTCGCAGCAACCGCAGCCGGATTCTTGACTTTACCCTTTAGACTTTTTTTTAATTTAGCAAATCTGCCACCACCACCCGGCTTCATAGATTTCGCCATCGTCAAGACTCCCTGAGCTTTGTCTCTATATCAATAACCTCGCGTTCTGCCCATGCCAAGCCTTCGATGATACCACATACTTTACGATACTCTTCCATATCTTTTGCAGAACCAATTGCCAGATGATCGGCGAGATCGTCTATCTGAACTCTAATTTTCTTTTTAAGTAAAGACAGGACGGACTCAGCCACCCTTCTTCTCCTTACTCTTTATGCGATCCTCGTCCGAATCCTTACCTAAATCGCGACCAAGCTTAAATCCTTCCAACTGCGTCTCTATATCTATTTTTTGTTGATCAGACTGAGTTTTTGCGATCAACTCCTGTTCGTCAAGTGCCAACTCGGCAGCATCCGTGCGCTCCTTGCTCTCCAGCTTCTGGCGCTCCAACTCAAGTTCCGCCGCATCCTGCTGCTGGCTGGCCGCGAGCTTCTGTTCCTCAAGCTGCTGCTTGGCAACATCTGCCTGTTGCTTCCTCTGTGCCTCTTGTTCCTGAATGGCGAGTTCGCGTTCGCGCTGTTGAACGATTGGATCCTGCTGCTGTTGAGCCTGCTGCTCCGCCTGAGCCTTCTGCTGTTTCTTGCCCAGCATCTGATCGGCAGCATCGGCTACCAGAACACTCAACCTTCTCTCCACATTTTCCGGCAGCTTCTCATTGGCTGGCGGTAGCGGAACACCGAGTTCCTCTTCGATCTGTCTACGGAAAATAAATGCCAGATGTTCGCGAATATGGGCGTCCATGGCACCACTGACTGCCTGACCGTTCGGGCTGTTCTGTACTTGTTGGGCAACATCAGGATCATTCTTAATCGCCATATGAACACGCATATGCGCGTCGTGATCCTGATATTCGAACGCCTTAACAGGACTGAGGATAAGGATATCCTGATTCTCGCTGACAGGATCCTTCGGAAGCACATCGTCCTTATCTGGAACGACTTTATCAGCATTAGGAATGCCGATAAGCTCCATCATCTGCCTGTGCAGCAGTGGCATATCATATAGATCGGGAGACTGGGCTGCCAATTGCAACGCAGCCTGATACTGCATGATTCGTTGTGCCATGCTCGACGCATTGGGATCCGACACGGGAACAACGTCAATGCGATCATCAAAATCTTCTACCTTGATATCCTCTCCCTCATCCGTCTCATACGGATACGCCGGATCCGTATAATCACGAACAATAGTGGCCAGAATTTTATATTCTTGCCTGAGGCTCGCGTGGATACGCGCCTGGATTGCGGACTGCACCTTCATCGCCCGCTCCATAATCGCAAGAGTCGTCCCCACGGGAGCCTCTTGATTCATATCCGCTACCTTAAGATCCGCCATTGACGCAAAGCGTCGGCCTTCTTCCACGATGTTACCCAACAACTGATAAAGAACCCCAGAAGGTTCCTTATAAGGAAGGAAGGTGATGTTATCCCTGATAACACCACCAGGGACATCAACGTCCCTGAATTCCCCCGGCATGATCGGCGTGTCGTCGCCCTTGATCCTGAGCCCACGAGTCTTGAGCCCTCCAGGCAGATTGGAGAGGGTTCCCGCATCAACAAGCTGACGCAGCAAACTCGTCGCTGACTTTGCGAGCCCTCCGATCATATGGATCAAACCGAGATTATAAAATCCTATCCCAGGCACGTATCCATAATGTACAAAGTGCTGTTTCTTGGTCTTATGGGGATCATCCTCGGACCAATTCCTATAGATCGACAGAATAGTGTGATTGCCCTTGTCGATTGTAACTACATAAGGAAGCGCAATTCCGTCGGGACTTTCAAATCCAGGCAAATCCAGATCAACGTGCATCTCCAAAAGCTGATGCCGCTCGTCCTTATCCCACGACGGCCTCACGCCTCCGATTTCTATGTACTTATCGGTAATTGCGTTGGTTTCAACGTTGGATGGCGTTAGTTCGACATCGCGATAAAACTTGCTGACCTGAAGCTTTTTTATCTGATTCGTACTGCGATTCATCACATGGGTGTAACGCTCCGCCTGCTCCAGATCGGCCTCATTGAAAGCAACCACGAAATCCTCAGCAGGCACAAACATAGAGGTGGGTCTGCCGAGCGACGGATCAAAATAGATCTTGCGGAACGCCGAACCCGCAAGCGGAAGGCTGAACAGTAGCTTCTCGGTTTCGGAACGATACTCCGTCATAACCTCCAAAAGCTGATAATTCAGATACTGCTGAACCCTCTTGGCCTGCTTATCCCTTTCGGGACTGAACTTACCCCAAATCTGGGTCTTAACCGGACCCTGTGCGGGAATAATCTCCTGGATAGTCTGGCTCTGGAATCGAACCACCGCCTCAGACAGCATGGGGTGAAACACCCCACACGCTCCAGCCCATGGTGTCGTGCGATCTTCGATTTCCAATCCCAGATAATCCAATCCCTCTTCGTACGTCTGTTCCCAGTTACCTCTACTGCTCTTATCGGAATCAAACTTGGAAACGAGATCCAGAGCAATCGAATTCAATTCCCCATCTTCGATATGTTCCGCAAGATTCGACTCAAACGACGAACTGTCCCCGTTTACAGAAAGCCCCGCCGGATCGAAATCAATGAGCATCCCGCCGTCTTCCATCTCCGTGAGCGAGGGCTCATCCAGAGATACATCCTTTTCAACTGCCGTGAATCCCTGTGGACCTATCTCAAAATCATCCTGATTAAAAATAGGATCCATTGGCTTATCTATCGGCATTTGCTAACTCCTAATTCGCAATCAAAGAATCTTGCCAAGATCATCTGCAACCTTGTGAAGGGTGGCAACACTATGCGTGATCACTGGTGGTGCCTTATCTGCAATACCCAGCGTCAATCCCTGAGTCAAACCCTTGGCGAACGCCTTGTCATCCGCTGTTGGCTTGCCTAGATCCTCGACGGTCTTCGGGTTGATGACCAGATTGGTACCAAACGCCACATGGGGGATAACGCCGCAGGTAGAGAACTTAACATGGATATTGCCATCCTTGTCATACCAAACACCTGCGTCCACGCTCGCTCCTTCACCCGGCCCACCTTCCGGCCCAGCCCAGACCGTAGCTTGATTGCCGTCCGGGTTCACGTAATGCCATTTCATCACATCCGCTACGGTAACACCGATATGGGCGCTGACCTTGACCTCGAAACCCCTGCCGTCATGTGAATCCACAGAAGCAGATACGCCCTGCTCCTCGTTCACCGTTTCCACATCACAGATATGGTCGAAGTTCCACTTATCAGTGCGCGACCATTTATCTCCTATTTCCTTCTTGAAATAGAAGTTGCCGCTCTTATCCGCATAGAACACGTCCGCGTCGGAACTATTGCTGACGTAATAACCCGAAGGAACTTCTTGATCTACCACATTGCTCTCCTTCTATACGACATCGTTTTTTTCTACGACCCGATATCTACTGTCGATATCCTCGTCATACCACCTCACCAGAAACCCAGGCGTCTTGTCGCCATACCAAGCGCCAAGCTGGTTATGTTCATAGTATTCTAGTGCACCTTCGTAGTCGTCACAGCCTTCATCCATCAGTTTCTGGATGACTTTCCGCTTGTCATATAACACGATTGGTTCCATGCCGAACCGTTCCAACACACCGATCACGCAATCGTCAAAACCGTCCATGGTCAGTGCGCTCTCGACACCAAGCTCCAGCAACCGTTCTGCCAGCGTAACGCGGCTATCAGCGAACCCGGTAGCATCGGAAATAGCAACCATTAGTAGGATTCCCTCATAATAATCTCCGATGAATAAATCCCAGAAAAAATCTATCTAGGGGCACCTTCTCGCGATAGCGAGAGCGTTCTTTGGTCATTTAAGACGGCCCATAGTTGTTCGCGGGTCTATCAGGCCGTCCCCCTAGACTAGAAATACAATCTCGGCCTTCGTATCGCCCTCTTTATCGTGCCAGTAGCCGCTCGGCTCGTCGGGATCTCCGGAACTCATCGTAGAATCGAAACCCTTACCGCTCTTCAAAATAGGATTGCCAGTGAAGAAGTGGGCGATCTCGCCCTCGGTCATAATGATTTCCGGAAAGAAACGATATGAATTAATAGTAATCCGCCTTACGGGCTGGGAAAAACTCTTCCATCGGCTCATCGCTTTCAATCGAAATAAAGCCACCCTGCCGGAATCGCAATAGTGCTTGAGTAGATGAATCCACTAGATCGTCGTAATCCCCGTTAGGGAACGCAGCGAATTCTTCGATAACCGCTTCGGCCCATCTCTTTTTGGGTGCCCACACGAGCCCGGAAGAAAATATATCAGAAACAGCATTTACCCTGGCAATTTTATCTTTACCACGGCTAGGGGTATACTCACCCACGGGGATCCCCATCCTCCTGAGTTCGAATATCAGCGGACTGCCCGCAGCCTTGGCTTCTACAATAAACGCATCCGGCTTGTACTCCTTCCACATTTCGTAAGCACGAGTCTTCAGGTCGGGAAACTCCATGCGCTCCTGCAGTGCATCCAGCAAAACGATATTCGGCTCATCTTCTTTGTTCTTGAAGACGCCCCAGGTCGTACATGCACTGTAGTCGGCAGTTTCCTTTGCAAGAAACGCGGTATCCCATGATTGGATCACAAACTCACATTTCGGTGGTTCCTTCTCCGTCCACTCATTCCACCATTCACGCTTGATGATCGCGCCTTCTTCGGAAGTCGGATCTTGCTGATACTGGGCACTCCATTTGGATATAGGCAGTTCTGCTTTCAGCGATTCAAGCTGCTCTATCGGCCAGAATCCGGGCCAGAGCGGCTTGCCACTGGGCAGAATCGCAGGGAATTCGATGACTTCCCATTCATCCGCACCACCACGTTCTATAGATGCCTTAACGATACTGCCAGTCAAATCCTTTTTCGACCAGCGAGTCATTACCAGGCAGATCGCACCCCCAGGCTGTAACCTCTGGCGGGGACCAGACGTGTACCATTCGTATGTGCGGTCGTATACGGAGGGATCGTTTAACGCAGCTTCCTGCTCTGAATGCGGATCGTCCACGATAAGAATGTCGGCACCCTTACCTGTAACAGCACCACCCACACCGATAGCGAAATATTCTCCATGCTTGTTCGTGTCCCAACGGCCCGCAGCCTTGGAGTCCACGCTTAAGGACACATCTGGAAAGATTTTCTGATAACCATGGGATCCCACGAGGTTACGAACCTTACGCCCGAACCCGACTGCCAACTCTGCTGTGTGGGCAGTCTGGATGACCTTCCTGTCGGGATATTTCCCAAGATACCAAGCAGGGAAAAAATGAGACGCGAATTCTGATTTTGTGTGGCGAGGAGGCATATTCACAACCAGCCTCTTCAAGCTGCCGTTTGCGATGCGATTGAAGGCATCGGCCATAATTTTGTGATGGCTGCCCTCAATGAACGCAGGCCACATCTTCCTGACGAATAGCAGGAACTCGTTCTGAGCACCGATCCTGCCCCTGGCGTCAGATAGTTCGTCCAGGAGAACCAGGATCTCTTTCTGCTTATGTGATGAAAGAGAATTCAGTTGCTGAGTAATCGTATCTACATCTACAACCATTTACCCTTTTCCGTCCTTAGCGAATATAACTGCATCACCGCCCCACAAACTGCCATCAGCCGATAGTTCCAGTCAACTGCCCTAGTGGTACCACGACCTCGACGAACGTGCAATCCACGCATCTTTGGATCTTCGCTCTAAATTACGAAAATGACGATAACGGGCTCGCTCGGCTCGTGATTCCGGTCTACTCGCATTAACGATAATTCCGAAAGCCACAAAAGCCATCAGCCCTATCACCAAACCAAACCTATTCGTCGTGGTTTTTCTTCGCATAGAATAATCCTCAACAGCTTGAACCAAAACATCTAGAGATTTTCTATCTGTATTATCTATATAGGTAATATAGAATAGATAATCTAGACTAAATAATCCAAGCTAGATAATCTAGCCTAGTAACCTAAAATAATAATCTCGCTAGGTATTTAAGCTAGATGCTAGACTGCCAAACAGAAGGTGGAAGTTTCTACAGCCAGAATAAAAATAAACAACGGGTGGGGAGAAGTGGTAAAGTACAAAAATTGACCACCACTTGAGCAAAACACTGTTTATTAGTTTTGTGGAGTCCGCTGGCTGTGAGGGGGGGTGTACCCCACTCCCCCTTCCACCACTCCGAAAATCAAGCATTAACTCCTGGCTACCCTATGAAAAGCCCCCCGACCGTTCACCCCAAGTGCCCACCTCGTGGTCCTCCCTGGCATCCTGCTCGACTCGTCTCGCCCATTCCCCACGACTTTTAATAGGGCTCTCTATCAATCAGATGTCGAAATATAATTTTGGCCCAGGCTCCTTCCGTATATGCGAATTGGTGAAGCTTTAATTCGCTATACGGATAGTCGCCATCTTCAGGTTTAGTCTGGGTTCTGCGACGGAAAAGCCTCCGGTCCGCAAGCGGAGCAACAGCCCGTCGCAAGTTGTATGTAGACGAAGTAGAAATTTTCTAGAAGCCTAAAATTTCGACTTAGCCTGCATACAAGCTAATGGGCATCTAATGGGCCAAAATTGCTCGTTATCTGTTCTTTTTTACTTCGCAGATTCTGCTGCGGGGACGAAAGGGCAGTGCGTGGGCTCAAAGGGCTCACCCGACTGGAGGTTTCATCATGGCTGGACGAATCACGATGGCGCAGTATCAGAAGGTGCGGGCAGAGGCAGTGGCGAACTACGCCGCAGCCGCCAGCACGGCAACTCTCGCTGCTGGCGCAAAGGTGGACGCGGACAAAGTGACCGCAGGCACTTTCATGAGCATGGGCCGAGCCTGGCTCAGTGCTCCAGCAAGTCGGCTCCGGGATCCAGACAAGATCCGCGACGACATCATCACCGACTTCGAGGCGGCGAAGACCGCGACGAAGAAGCGCGTCGTGGCCGCACACAAGGAGCAGGTCAAGGCTGGCATCAAGCCTGCCCTCAGTGAGGATGACGCCAGGAAGAACTCCACGAAGGGGATCCGACAGCGCAGGCCTGTCCTGGAGAACCTCCTCGAATGCATCAGCCTGGATCCTCAGCTTGCCCGCGATGCCTTCGCAAAGGATTCCGGCTTAAGCTGGACGCAAGTCCGAGAGGTCCTGGAGGCTCCGCTCGTGGCCCGAGTCACCGCTGACGAGAAGCTGATCTTCGTCGGCACCGATGAGGACGGAGGCATCCACCACATCGGGCACGACTACAAGAAAATGTACGACGTGACCGAACGTGCTGTGGCTGACGGCTCCATCCAGGAGCACATCACGCTTTCAGTCGGCCCGAAAGGTAGCACCGAGGACCTGGAGGTCGTAGTCAGCAAAGCGCCCAGCGGTCCTCTCTACGCCGAAGCCCGAGAGGCCGTAATCCTTCATCGCAAGCTCTCGCGGTCACGTCATCGGCTCATCCGTACTTGCGAAGAGGCCGCAAGACTTCCGGAGTTCATGATCCCTGAGTCGGCTCCGAAGTCGGACGCCTAACCATCCACCTCTGCCGGGGGCGGTCAGGTTTCGACTTGGCCGTCCCCGAAAGGATACCTACGATGAGTCAGTCAAAAGACGACAAGGCACTCGCGAAGGCTAAGGCCAAGGCCATGGACCAATTCCTCCGTGACTACGACGAGTATTGCGACTGGAAACGTCGCTCCCTCGACACCGATGTCCACCAGTTGGCTCTCGAACTGAAGATGGCCGACGACGACTAGCACCTGGGGACAGTCAGGTTTCGGCCTGGCTGTCCCCTTTTTTTCTTCTTACCGCAAAACTGCTGATGATGCGTCGAAATTGTTCGAGCCAACATGGACAGTGAGCGAAGCATGACATAAAGCCGCCATACTTCACTACACTGACTATACATTTCGCAACTCGCTCCGCTTTTGCACCGCAACTCCACCCCCCCCTACACC